CGCAAAAACGCGCAGATCCAAAACTCTAAGGGGGGGTACCGCCGCCAGGGTGACCCCAGGATCGACGAAGCCGAGGGGCCCCGACTCCAGCAAGGGCGCTCGCGTCCTGTGCCCGCCGGCGCGACCGATCGGATTCTCGAGATGAGGGCCCGATGACGAAGTCTTTGCAGCTTGGGGGCGGCCGACCGCGCAAACCGACCGCGCACAAGGCGCTCGCGGGCACCCTGCGTCCGTCCCGGGCGAACCCGGCGGAGCCGCAGCTGCGGGCGATGCCGATCCCGAGTCCGCCGAGGGACCTGACGAAGTTCGAGCGCCTCGCGTGGCGCGCGCTGAAGGAGATCGTCGACCCGATGAAGGTCGGCACCGCGGCGGACGTGTTCGCGTTCCGGTCGATGGTGGAGGATGCGGGCATGCTCGCGAGCCTGCGCAAGTCGTTCATCGACTCGGGCGGGCAGCCCGTCTACGTCGAGGAGACGAACGCCGGGCCTCAACTGCGCATGCGGCCCGAGGTGCAGGCGATCCCGACCTACCGAAAGCTCCTCCTGCTGCACATGGCGCGGTGGGGCATCGACCCGGCCGACCGACAGAAGGTGATGACCCTCGGGGACGACGGGCCGAAGGTAGACCCGCTCGCCAAGTTCAGGCTCGGGGGTCCGAAGTGACGAAGGCCTCGGCGAAGAAAGCGGAGACCGGAAAGGCGCGGCCGCGGCGGAAGGCAAAGCCGGCTCCACACGCATCGGGGTTCCGCAATGTCTACGTTGTGCGCGGAATCCAGTACGCCGAGCAGGTGGTTAGCGGGGAGATCTCCGCCTGTAAGTGGGTGCGGCTCGCCTGCCAGCGTCAGCTCAAGGATCTCGAGCGCTGGCGCGCCGAGGAGGCCTACCCCTTTCGGTTCGACGAGGAGGCCGGGGGCCGCGCGGCTGAGTTCTTCGAGCAGCTCCCGCATACCCAGGGCCCGCTCTCGTTCAAACGCGAGGACGGAAGCTGGAACACCTTGGTCCTCGAGCCGTGGCAGTGCTTCATCGTCACCACCGTGTACGGCTGGATTCGAAAAGACAGCCCCAAGGAGCGACCGACGCGCCGTTTCACGCGCGTATACGAGGAGATCCCCAGGTCGAACGGCAAGAGCCTGATGCTCTCGGCCGGCCTGCTCTACTCGTTCTCCGAACGAGAGCAGGGGGTCGAGGCCTACTCGGCGGCGGTCGATCGCGAGCAGGCGGCGAAGGTCTACGGCGAGGCCACTGCGATGCTGGTCAAGAGGCCGGAGCTCTCCAACGCCCTGGGCCTCGAGACGAGCGCGCACACCATCTTTCAGAAAGCGACCCATTCGAAGGCGCTTCCGCTCTCCCGCGAGGCGAAAAAGACCGGCGACGGGATGAACATCTACTTCGCTGCGGTGGACGAGCTGCACGCGCACCCTACGCGCGAGGTTTGGGACGTGCTCGACACCGGCACCGGCAAGCGCGGGGGCAACGCGCTCATCTGGATCATCACCACCGCCGGGTTCGACACCGCGGGCGTCTGCTACGAGAAGCGCGGCTACGTGACGAAGGTGCTCGAGGGCATCATCAAGGACGAGACCTGGTTCGCGATCATCTACACGCTCGACGAGGGCGAGGAGTGGGAAGACGAGGAATGCCGCACGGCGTGCGCAGATCACTCGTTCAAGGGCTGTCTTTGGCGGAAGGCGAACCCGAACTGGGGCGTTTCGGTAGACCCGATCGACTTCGAGTCGAAGATGATGCGCGGCATCCAGGTCGCGTCGGAGCGGAACGGGATTCTCACGAAGCACCTGGGCATCTGGTGCAACGCCGACGTGGCATGGATGGACATGCTCGCCTGGGACAAGTGCGCCGACCCGGAGCTGCGGGTGGAGGATTTCGCGCGGCAGCCGTGCGTGATCGGGCTGGACCTCGCGAGCAAGATCGACCTGGTCGCCGACGCGAGGCTCTTCTACCGTGACCTCCCCGCGGGAGTGAACGCCAAGGGCGAACCCAAGGTCGACCGACACTTCTACCTCTTCCTCAAGACCCAGTTGCCCGAGGCGGCGGTCCGCGACAGCAATAACTCGCAGTATGAGGGCTGGGTGCGAGAGGGGTGGATCCAGGCGACGCCCGGGGACGTGACCGACTTCGATTTGGTCCGCGACGACGTCCTAGCCGCCGCCGATTCCTTCGACCTGCGCGAGATCGCCTTCGACCCGTGGCAGGCCACTCAGCTCGCGAACGAGCTCGGGGCCCGTGGGCAGAAGATGGTCGAAGTCCGGCCGACGGTGCAGAACTTCTCCGAGCCGATGAAGGAACTGGAGGCGCTGGTGCGCGGCGGGCGGTTCCACCACAACGGCAACCCGGCGATGCGGTGGATGGTCTCGAACGTCGTCTGCCACCGCGACGCGAAGGACAACATCTACCCGCGCAAGGCGCACAACGAGAACAAGATCGACGGGCCGGTGGCCACCATCATGGCGCTCAACCGCGCGCTGCTCGCGCCGGCCGACGCGCCCGGCGATTCCTACCTCTCTCGGCGCGACATCGTGGTCCTCGGCTGAGCGGACAAGGAGCGAACCAATGGCGGACAGAAACAGCGCGGCGATTTTTGGTGAGGTCTTCAAGGCATGCGCTGCCGAGGGTGAGGCCGGCAAGCGCATCGCGGCGAAGCTGTGGCCGATGTGCAATGAGTTCGACTTCACCGACGACCAAATGGACGCGGACGAGGCGCTGCTCGCGCTCGGCCTTGCGCGTCCCGTAGCCGATCGCGACGAGGACGTGATCACGATGCTCCGATAGAAAGGCGAAGACGATGACCCTTTGCACCCCCGACCCGAAGCCCCTCACCATCGCCGAGCTCGACGTCATCGAGTCGAAGGCGCACGCGGCGATCTGCGATCCACAGAACGGCTGGTATGCGGAAGACGTGCCACGCGTCGTGGCCGAGGTGCGCCGTCTTCACCGCCACTCGGCCGCGGCGATGCTAGCGATGTTCGATCTGACCTACGACCTGGTCGACGGCCAGCGCGTCTGCCGCAACTGCGGCGCAGAGAAGAACGACTACCACGGCGGACATGTTCCGGGCTGCGAGGTCGGCGATGCGATGGAGGCCGCGCATGACTTCGTAGTGGGAACGCGCTGCCCATGCTGCGGCCGAAATGGAGAGCCGCGCACGGACGAAGAGGTGAAGACCTCCTCGTGCACCGACTGCGGCAGGCCTCTTCCCATGAAGTACGCCCCCGGCTGCCGAATGGCAGCGCTGACCCGGCCCCGGCCGCGCATTCGCGATCTGCGCGAAGAGCAACGGCTCCGCGCCGCTCTCGAAGCCGTCGAGTGGTCCGAAGGTCCCGAGGGCGAGGTATGCGCAGCATGCGAGCGGTACAAGGACGAGGGGGCGCACCGACCCGACTGCAAGGTCGCCGCGGCGCTCGGCCGGCCGACGCGGAGCGACGCCGAACAGCATGCGCTGAACAAAGCGAAGTGCGACGCCGAGCATGAGCGGATCGACGCAGAGCTAGCGATCCATGGGAAGCGGCTGAACTGCAACCACCGCTGCGTCACCCCGCGCTTCACTCCGGGCGACCCACCGACGGCTACGGTGGTCTGCACCGAATGCGGCGCGGACGTCGGCATTCGGGTCGACGTCGTCGTCGACCCATAGCCCAGTCCACGACCGAGGGCAGGATGTCGGTCGAGCATGAGCCCGACCACCGACGCCAGGAAGCCGCCGCGCGCGGCCGCGCTCGTTCGTAGCTTCGTCATCGACGGCTCGATCTTGGCCGGCGCCGGGCTCCTGGGCTACGGGGCCTGGCTCGCCTACCGCCCGGCTGGGTTTCTCGTCGCCGGCGCGCTCTTCCTCGCTGCAGGGCTGAAGGCAACCCGCAAATGAGCCTCTTCGAAACGCTCTTCGGCGGCCGTCAGGAAGAAAAGGTGGCCGACGCATCGGCCCTCACCTGGACCGAGCTGCTCGGCTTCCCGTCGTCGAAGACCGGCGTCTCGGTGACCTGGCAGACCGCCCTGCGGGTCTCGGTCGTCTGGGCCTGCTGCAGGGTGCTCTGCGAGGACGTCGGCAAGGTGCCGCTCAAGCTGATGCGGTCGAACCCCGACGGCTCGACGGAGATCTGCCGCACCCATCCGCTGCACCGGGTGCTCTCGAGGAACCCGAACGAGTGGCAGACCTCGATGGAATGGAGGATGACCCAGCTCCTCCACGCCCTCCTCGCGCGCGGCGGCTACTCCTGGATCAACCGGAGCTCCGAAGGCGAGGTGCTCGAGCTGATTCCGCTGATGCCACAGTTCGTAATCCCGAAGAGGGACCGGAACTGGAACATCACCTACGAGGTCCGCGACATCGACGGTACGATCGCCATCCTCCCGCGCGAATCCGTGCACGTTCTCCACGGCCTTTCCTGGGACGGGCTGAACGGGCTCGACGTGACGTACCAGGGCGGCGAGGCCATCGGGCTGTCGATCGCCACCGAGGAGACGCAGGCCCGCCTGCACGGGCAGGGGACGCGGCCCGGCGGGGTCATCACGACGACCTCGAAGCTCGACGACAAGCAGATCGACCGCCTCAAGCTGCAGTTCGCGAATAACTACTCGGGCGTGGCCAACGCCTTCAAGACGCTGCTGCTCGACAACGGCCTGGAGTTCAAGCCATGGGCGATGAGCGGCGTCGACGCGCAGCACCTCGAGTGCGTTGTGCCCGGCACGCTGGTCTCGATGGCTGACGGGACGAGACTGCCCGTTGAGGCTCTTCGGGTCGGGGATCGGGTAGTTGGGTGGGCCGATGGCCCGGTTGCGGCTCGCGTTGCCGCGATCGGCCGGCCGCCCACGAAAGACCTCGTCCGCGTGACGACCGCGCGCGGCCGCACGATCACCTGCTCTTCGGACCACCCCTTCCTTTCGATGAAGTCGCTGCGCACGCCCGGCTCCCGTCCGGTGAAGAGTCCGCCCGAATGGGTGAAGGCCGGCGAGATCGGCCCGGGCCAGTATGTGCGCGTGGGACTTGGTCACGTTGCTGCCGACTGCGCCACCCTCGATTCCGACGTCGCCTGGTTTCTTGGGGCGATGGTGGGGAACGGTTACATCCGGGGCGGCGGGTGCTCCTTGTCCACCATCGATCCGGGCGTCATCGCGAAGGCGGAGGCGGTCGTCCGGAGCCAGGGCGGGTGGCTGAAGCAAAGCAACTCGCGGCCACAGGACTTCTTCATCGCCACCGGCGGGAAGGGAACGAGTCGTCGCGGCGGGGCGCTCCGACAGCTTTTCAACCGCGCAGGCCTCGTCGGCTCCCATTCGCACACGAAGCGCGTGCCGGACATGGTCATGGCGGCCGGACCGACCGCGTGGCGCGCGTTCCTCTCCGGCTACCTCGACACCGATGGCACGATCGGAAAGGTCAAAGGCAAGGCGCCGCTGGTCTCGTGGGGCAGCACGAGCCGCGCGCTTCTCGACGACAGCCAGCACCTTCTCGCCTCTCTCGGAGTGCAATCGGCGATCTACAAGGTCGGCGCCGGCGGTCGCCGGATGGTGTGCGGTCAGGAATGCGACACGCAGCCCTCCTGGCAACTCGTCGTCTACGGAGCCTCACAGCTCGCGCAGCTCGCGCGACTTCTGTCCCCCGCGCATTCCGAGAAGGCGTCGCGACTGGTGGAGGTTGGTTCACACCCGCCAAGCCGGTATGGGCAGAACAACGTCCTCTTCGACCGGGTCCTCTCGGTCGAGCGACTCGGTCGAGGCGAAACGATCGGCGTCGAGATCGAGGGCATCCACACGCACGTGACGAACGGCCTCGTCACGCACAACACCCGCCGCCACCAGGTCGAGGAGGTATGCCGCTTCTTCCGCGTGTTCCCGGCGATGGTCGGCTTCAGCGACAAGGCGACCACGTACGCGAGCGCCGACGCCTTCCTCAACGCCCACGTCACGCACTCGCTGATGCCATGGATCACTCTCTGGGAACAGGCGATCGACCGCGACCTGCTCACCTCGGACGAGATCGAGAACGGTTTTCACTCCAAGTTCGTGATGCAGGGCCTTCTGCGCGGCGACGCGAAGAGCCGGGCCCTCTTCTACGAGTCGGCCATCACGAAGGGTTGCTGGATGACCCGGAACGAGGCGCGCCGGCTCGAGGACCTCGACCCCATCGACGGCCTCGACGACATGCTGCGGCCGCTCAACATGCAGGCGGAGGCTGACGGTCCGCCTGCGCCGGGAGACCCCGCGGACCCGGCCGATCCCACGGCGGACGACCCGACCGTTCCCGACCCCGGCGCCGAGTAGCGGCACCCGATGGCAACGCTCTTCGAGCCCTTCGAGGTCCGTTTCCCGCAGGACCCGATCGTCGAGGTGAACGAGCCGCGACCTGGGTTGCTGAAGAGGATCGCGCGGTGGTGGGGCGCGATGGCGGATCGCACCTGCCCGCGCTGCGGCGGCGTCTTCCGGCCGCTCAGCCCCGGTGCGCGCGGTGGCTACTCTCCGAAGCCGCTGTGCCAGGAATGCGACACGCTGGCGCGAGCGCATCCGCCGCAGGGCGGAAGCGGGCTCGTGCTACCGCGGCCGCTCCCGACATCGCTACCCGGGCCCGGGCGGCGCACGAGCTACTGACTCTCCCCTCCTCAGTCGCCGGGCGCGAAAGAGCTGTCCACGGCCCGGGAGAGGATGCCTCTCGTCATGGACCTCGCAACTCCTCCCGGGTTCGAAGAGCGGCTCGTCGCCAAGCCATACACGGTCAAGACGACCGACGATCTCGGTTCGTTCGAGGGCCTCGGCGCGGTCTTCAACGACGTCCACCCGACCAGCTCCTGGGCGCTCCCAGGCGACTGGAAGGACCGCATCATGCCGGGCGCGTTCATGAAGACGCTCGACGCCCAGAAGCGCATGGGCGTGATGCCCGCGATGCTTTTTATGCACGAGCGGGGCAACGTCGTCGGGGCCTGGCGCGAGATGGGCGAGACCGGCGCGGGCCTCCACGCCTCGGGCCAGTGCTCGCTGAGCGCGAAGACCTCGTCCGGCGCCGGCATCCACGAGCTGATGAAGATGGGCGCTCTCAACGCCCTGTCGATCGGCTTCCGGGTCCGCAAGGCCGAGGCCGACAACGACAAGAAGATTCGCTCCATCCTCGACGTCGAGCTCAACGAGCTCTCGATCGTCGACATCCCGGGTATCCCCCGGGCGCGCATCACCGACGTGAAGTCGGGCGGCGCGAAGAGCATCAGGTTTCTCGAGATGGTCCTGCGCGACGCCGGCCTATCCCGAGAAGAAGCCAAGGCCGTGTTGGCCCAAGGCTTCGGCGCCCTGCGCGACGTTGCGGCGCCAGACGACGGCTCGAGCCTGCGCGAAGCAGGTGGGGACGGCGAAACCATCGACGACGCCTTCGTGGCGGGCCTGAAAGAGTTCGCCGCGGCAGTTCACCCGTAGGTTTCGGAGCACCCCACCATGGCGGACCAGGACGAAGCGAAGAAGGCCCTCGAAGAGCTGAGCAAGAACTTCAAGGAGTTCCGCGAGGTCAACGACAAGCGGCTCGAGGCGCTGAAGGCCGAGCGCGCGACGTCGGACTTCGACGAGAAGCTCGACCGCATCAACGAGTCGATGGCCAAGCAGGAGCGCGTGCAGCGCGACTTCCTCCGCACCCAGGAAGCGGCCGCCGCCAAGCACGAGGCCGCGGAGGCCGAGTTCAAGGCGCGCCAGCAGGAATCGGAGCGCAAGCTCGAGGCGCGCGTCAACCGCCTGGTGCTCGGCATCCCGGGCGCCAACGACGGCGAGTCGACCTCCGACGAGAGGTTGAAGCGTCGGGCATACGTGAACTACCTCCGCAAGGACACCAAGGGCCTGAGCGGCGAGGAGATGAAGGTCCTCGTCGAGGCTGGCGACCCGACCGGCGGCTATCTCGCGCCGCCCACGTTCGTCACCGAGATCATCAAGGCGGTGGTCCTGTTCTCGCCGATGCGCCCGCTCGTGACCGTGCGCCAGAGCAGCTCGGCCGAACTCCAGCTGCCCAAGAGGACGCAGACCGCCGCGGCGACCCGCGTCGGCGAGGCGTCGACCCGGACCGAGTCGCAGAACCCCGGATGGGGCCTGCTGAAGATCACATCGCCCGAGATGTACGCCGAGGCGCGCGTGAGCCAGGCCAACCTCGAGGACTCGGCCTTCAACCTCGAGCAGCTGCTCACCGACGAGTTCTCCGAGCAGTTCGGCGTCAAGGAGGGGGCCGAGGTCATCAGCGGCACCGGCGTGAATCAGTGCCTGGGCTTCCTCGACGCCAACGCGGCCGGGCCGGGCGTGCCGATCGCCTACACCCCGTCGACCCAGGCGGCGACCATCGCCAGCGCCGCGGCCGGTAACGCGGGCCAGGGCGACGGGCTCATCGACCTGTTCCACACGGTGAAGACGGCGTATGCCGCCCGCGGCACCTGGTGCCTGAATCGCAACTCGCTGGGCAAGGTGCGCAGCCTGAAGGACACCCAGGGGCACTACCTCTGGCAGCCGGGCATCGCGACCTCCTCGCCCCCGACCATCCTGGGAGCGCCGTACGTCGAATGCCCGGACATGCCGAACGAGGGCGCCAACACCTTCCCGATCGCCTTCGGAGACTGGAAGCGGGCGTACACCCTGGTCGACCGCATCGAGATGGCCATCGTCCGCGACCCGTACACCGTGGCTTCGTCCGGCCAGGTCAAGTTCTTCGCGCGCCGCCGGGTCGGCGGCCAGGTGGTCTTGGGAGAGGCCATCAGGTTGTACAAGTGTGCCTCCACGTAGTCGACGCCCTGATGGGGCGGCCCAGCTGAACCGGCCGCCCCATCGCCCAGCCCGGACCCCCTTTCCCCCAACCCTTTCCAGAACCGCGCAGCACCCCGCGAGGAACCAAAAATGAACATCAAGGACCTGCACAACAATATCAAGATTTCCCCCGCCATCGACCCGGCGGCGGTCGTCGCCAGCAACGGCACGAAGACGAGCAACACCATCGACCGCCAGGGCTTCGAGTCGCTCGAGTTCGCCATCATCTCCGGCGTCCTCACCGACGGCACGTACACGCCGACTCTGTACGAGAGCGACACCGTCGACGGCAACGGCGTCATGACCAGCGAGGCCGCGGTGTCGGCCGCCGGCGACATGCTCGGGACCGCGGACGGGGCGACGCTCGTCTACACCACCGATGCCTCGGCGGTGAAGAAGATCGGCTACATCGGGAACAAGCGGTACGTGCGCCTCAAGGTCGTCCAGAGCGGCTACACCAGCGGCGGATTCGTCTGCGCGGTGGCCATCCAGGGCGGCGCGCGCAACGCCCCCGTCGCGTAGGCCGGCGGAGTTCCACCCGGGCGGTGAAAGCCGCCCCCAGCCCGCCTGGCGCGACGTGCGCCGGGCGGCAGGCTCACCAAGGGACGGCGCGCGATGAGAGTCCGGATGCTCAGCACGAGGCGGGGCGCCGACGACGGCGTGACGCTCCGCACCTACCACGAGGGGACGGAGCACGACCTCTCGGCCACGCCGCGCGCTCTCGACCTCGCCCAGGTCTTCATCCGGGAGGGGTGGGCCAAGGAAGTGAAGCCGCCCGCGCCGGTGCCGGTGCCGGTCGAGCGCCTGCCCTTGCTCGCGGAGTATGTCGCGGCCGGCTACCAGGCCGCCACCTACGAGGCCTTCATCGCCGAGCACACCGCCGCGGCGAAGGCCGCCGGCCGCCGCGTCGAGGTGCGCGAGCTCACCGCCGCCGAGAAGGCGGAGGACGAGGCGCAGAAGGCGAAGGCCCTCGCGGGCGAGGACGCCCTCGGCAAGGTCGACGAGAAGAAGGCGCCCGACGCCCCGCCCCCGGCCAAGCCCGACCAGCGCCCGAATCGGCGGAAGTAACCAGTGCCCGCCCGGCTCGTCACCGCGCCGGAGACCGAGCCCGTCTCCGTGGCGGAGGCGAAGGCCCATCTCCGGCTCGATGCCGACGACGACGACGCGACCGTAGCGGCGCTCATTCAGGCGGCGCGCCAGCATGTCGAGAAGACCTGCCGCCGCGGGCTGGTGACCCAGACATGGGAGTTGGTGCTCGAGCGCTTCCCGCTCCGGGTCCTCGACTTCACCCGCTACCACCTCTTCCCTGGGGGCGTCGTCGGCCAGCCTCCCGGGCTGCTGAGCCACCACTCGCACCCGCGGGACCCCTACGGCTCGTTCGAGCTGCCCGAGGGCGCCCTAGCGAAGCTCGTCGACGGCTCAGGTAACCCCCTGAGCCCGGTCCTGTCGGTGAAGTACATCGACGGCGCCGGCGTCGAGCAGACCCTCGCCGAGGGCACCGACTACGTGGTGGACAGCGTCGACGAGCCCGGCCGCGTCCTGCTCGCCTACGGGAAGAGCTGGCCCGCCACCCGCGCGCAGTGGGACGCGGTCAAGGTCCGGTACACCGTGGGGTGGTCGGTGGAGGACGTGCCGCAGCCGATCAAGTCGGCGATGCTCTTGCTCGTTTCGCAGCTGTACGAGCACCGGACCCCCGAGGTCATCGGCGCCGTCATCTCCAAGGTGCAGTTCGCGGTGGACAACCTGCTCGCGGGCTACCTTCTGGTGAGGGTGTAGTGATTCGCGCGGGCCAGATGCGCCAGACCGTGCGGATCGAGCAGCGCTCGAAGTCCCAGGACGCCGCGGGCGAGCCGCTCGACAGCTGGACCCTCTTCGCCGAGCGCCGGGCGGCCATCCAGCGCGCGCCAGGCAAGGAACTCTGGGCGAGCGGTGAGCGGCAGGGGCGCGTGCCGACCGTCTTCCGGCTCCGCTACCTCGATGGCGTGCTCCCGGAGATGCGGCTGTTGCTCAAGAAGCCCAAGGGCGAGTGGGCGCTCTACGACATCGTCTCCGCGACGGACCCTGACGGGCGGCGTGAAGAGCTCATCGTGACCTGCACCGAGTGGGTGGGGGCGAAGCCTTGAGGATGCCGTGGGCCAGCTGGGCGCGCATTCCGATGCGGGTCTCCGTCAATGGGGGCCGCCATCTCGCGGTGCCCCTTCTGCCGTTTCGCATGCGCTTCAGCTCCGCGAACAACGGGACCACGGTCGTGGTTCTCACCGGATGGACCCGGTGGCTCGCCTTCCTCTTTGCCAGGGTGGTTGTGTGGGCGATCGCCTTGCTCGCCCTGGTCTTCGATTGGAAGGTGGACGTCGAGATTGGGCAGAGCGAGGCCGTCCCGTGATCATCGCCAACATCACCGGCGCCAAGGAGCTCGAAGCCCAGCTGCTCGAGCTGAACAACGTCGCGCTCGCGGTGAAGGTCATCGCCGCGGCGGCGCGGAAGGCCTTCCTGCCGGTCATCGAAGACGCCAGGGGCATGGTGCCCACGGACAGCACGGCGCTCAGGGACTCGATCAAGATCACGACCAAGAAGTCTAAGGACGGCGACGCGGTCGTCATCGTTGGGTTGAAGATCGCCGGCCCTAGGCGGAACTCGAGGAAGTGGTTCGAGCGGCGCAACGCTGGCGAGGAGAAGCTCATCGCGCCGAAATCCCGCTGGCATTTCGTCGAGTTCGGAGCGGCCCACAACGCCGCGCACCCTTTCATCCGCCCGGCCCTCGACCGGAACGCCACCAAGATCGTCATGCTCCTCAAGGAAGAGCTGGTGAAGGGAATCGCCCGGGCGGTGAAGAAGCAGGCGCGGGCTGATGCCGGCTGGAAGGTCCGGGTGCTCGAGTGATGGTCATCGAGGCAGTGCTCGCCGAGCTCGCGAAGGACGCCACCGTGACCGCGCTGGTGGGGACGAGCGTCTTCCCCCAGGCGGCGCCCGAGGGCGAGCAGCCCCCGCACGTGGTGCTCTCGGTCGTCTCCGACGTCCCTGAGAATTCGTTCACCGGCACCGAGGCTGACCGGACCCGGAGCATCCGCCTGCAGGTCGACTGCTACGCCAAGGGCTACATCAAGGTCCACCAGGTGGCCGACGCCGTCGCCGCGGTGCTCGGCGCGCTCGCGCGGCCGGACCTCTCCGCGGTGCGCGAGATAAGCCGGGACCTCTACGACGACCCGACACAGCTGCACCGCGTCTCCTCGGATTTCTCCGTCACGATGTAGCGGCGAAAGAGCTGTCCACGGCCCGGGCGAGGATGTTGCCCGCTCGCTCGAAACCGTTCTGGAGGTAGCCCGAGATGACCACGAAGGCGAAAGCAACGCGGGGGACAAAGCTCCAGCGCGGAGACGGCGCGACCCCGGAGACTTTTACCACCATCGCCGAGGTGAGGTCGTCCAAGGGGCCCAGCACCAAGGTCGGAACCATCGACGCGACCACGTATGACTCGACGGCCAAGGAGTTCGTCGCCGACATCCCGGACGCGGGCGAGGTCACCTTCGAGCTCAACGAAGTTGCCTCCGATGTCCAGCAACAGGGCCTGCAGGCGGACAGGGACGCGGGAACGCTGCGCAACTTCAGGCTGGTCAAGAATGACCATCCGATCGCCCCGTCCACGACCACGTTCGCGTCCCTCACCATTGGCTATGACCCGGAGGCGCCTGCGGGAGCGCTCTACAAGGCGAGCGTGACCCTGAAGGTCTCGGGACTGCCGGTCCGCACCTACGCCCCGAGTTAGTCGGATACCCGAGCAAACCTCCCGGGTTCGCCCGGCACGCAGACGGAGAACACGACCATGACGCTCCTCCCCCCAGCCGTTACCGACCGCGTCGGCGTGGACATCGCCGGCGCTGCGGCCACCTCGACCACCGGCGACACCTTCGCCAACAGCGGGTCCGAACTGCTCTTTGTCAAGAACGGCGCCGGCGCGCCCATCACGCTCACGCTGGACATCCAGTCGAAGCTCGACGGCCAGGCGCTGACCGACCCGGCGCCGAGCCTGACGAACGGGCACACCTACGTCCTCGGGCCGTTCCCGCCCGCGTACTACAACGACGCCAACGGGCGCGTGAAGGTCACATGCAGCGACGCGACCAGCATCACCCTCAAGGTCATCAAGCCGGCGACCACCTAGCCGCCACCGCCTCACCCGGAGAACCGCAATGGCCCTTCTCGACATCGCCGTGGCCGCCCGCGCAGGGGCCGACATCACCGGAGTGGTCCCGACGGCTTCGACCGGCGACACCTTCGCCAGCACCGGCGCCGAACTGGTGGTGGTGAACAACGCCAGCGCAAGCCCCATCAACGTCACCGCCCACATCCCGACCACGATCGACGGCGCGGCGCCGACCGCGGACCCCGTGCACTCGGTGGGCGCGCACAGCACCTCCATCTTCGGGCCCTACCCCCCGGGCATCTACAACGACCCGACGACCGGGCTGACGAAGCTCACCTGCTCGGCCGTGACCAACGTCACCGTCGCGGTCGCGAAGGCCGGCTCCGCGTAACCCGAGGTACTCATGGACATCCTCACGCAGGAGAAGCTGCTTGCGGTGCAGAACCGCAAGTTCGAGCTCGTCGACGTCCCCGAGCTGGGCGGCAGCGTGCGCCTCGGCAGTCCGACCGCCGCAACCGTCATCGAGATTCGGCAGCTCGAGCGCCGTCGCGCGAAGGGGGAGGACGTCGAGAAGGACCTGACGTTGCTCCTCATCTCGTCCACGGTAGTCGATGGCGTGGGCCGGGCCGTCTTCGACAAGGAGACCGCGGCGGCCTTCCTGGACCGCATCTCGCCGGACACGATGGCGAAGCTCGTCGAGGAGTCGACGCGCATGATGAAGGGCGCGACCCAGGGCCAGGCCCCGGCGTCCCCCTCCGTGGCCAGCCCGAGCGCGTCCTCGCCCACAGGCTCTGTCTAAAGCTCGGCTACTGGCCGCACCCGGACTACCTGCTCTCCCTGCTCTCGCCCCGCCAATGGGACGACTGGCGCGAGTACTGGGAGCTCGAGCCCTGGGGTTTCCCCGCCGAGGACCTCCGGTTGGGCGTGACCTGCGAGACGATCGCACGGTCGGTCGGGTCCGACCTCTCGCGGACGGCCTTCATGGTGCGGCCGCCCGAGGAGGAAGAGGCCGATCCAGATGAGGACCCCTTCGACGCCTTCTGTGACCTGTTTGACCCGAAGAAGAAGCAAGGGTGAGCCGGGCGGACCCGTCCACGCCCGGGGAGAAGATGAATTCCGATGTCTAAGACCCTCGCCTCTCTTGTCGTGAGCCTCCAGGTCGAGTCCGCGCAGCTGCGCGCCGGGCTCGACAGGGCGAACGCGGACATCAAGAAGTTCTCTGACGAGGCAGAGGGCGGCTTCACCATCCTCAAGGGGGCGATGGCGGATCTCGCCGCGGAGGGCGTCGAGAAGCTGCTCGGCTTCGCGGAAGAAGGCGTCAAGTCCTTCATCCGGTTCGACCAGGCGCAGAGGCAGCTCGCGGCCGCCACCGGAGAGAACGCGGAGGCCTTCACCGCGCAGGCCGAGGCGCTGCGCGACAACCTCGGGGTGAGCGTCACCTCGGTGATGCACCTCGACATGCTCGCGGCGCGCTACGGCACCAACCACGGGCAGATCAGCCAACTCACCAAGGACGTCCTCGACTACTCGGCTGCGACCGGGCACGACGCCAGCCAGGCAATGGAGACGCTCCTCAAGGGCGTCGAGAACGGCGGGTCCGGCCTGAAGCGGATGGGAATCGCCTACCAGTCGACGGGCGACTCGGCGAAGGACCTCGACCAGGCGATGGCCATTCTCGAGGGCCGCTTCGGGGGAGCGGCGCAGGTGAACGCCGAGTCTCTCGGCGGCCAGCTCGAGGTGATGAAGGGCCAGATGGAGGCCCTCGGCGAGGCGTTCGGAAAGTTCATTGCCGACGTCAACACGAAGCTCGGCGTCCTGAAAGCGTTGACGGAGACCTTCAGGGATCTCCGGACTCTGATGGACTCGAAGTTCACTGGCTTCACCATCGACTCCAGGGGCATCGGCGCGGACTTCGAGACGCCCGAGCAGCAGAGGCACAACGCGCAGAGCGATGAGGAGGACGTCCTCAAGAAGCAGCAGGCGAAGCTGCAGGAGGCCCAGGCAAGCGCTGCGCGCGGGATGGGGGCCTCGACCTCCGAGGAGATCGCCGCGCTGAAGAAGTCGGTCGAGGTTCACCAGACGCGACTCGCCGTGATGAAGGCCGAAGCGGCGATCTCAGAGGCGCAAGGCAAGGTCGACCCGGACAAGGGGCCGACAAGCCACCACGTAGGAGCGGAGGCCCGCGACCCGACCGCCCGCATCAAGCGCGCGCTCGAGGCGCAGATGGAGAACGCGCACAAGCTGGCCGTCGAGGCCATCAAGGACCAGGAGGATCAGGAGAAGCGCCAGTTCCGGATCGACAAGGACCTATTCCAGGCCCAGCTCGAGATGAAGAAGATCCTCGGCGACGCCGACCTCCGGGATGCCCACATCCTCGGCGTCGCAATGCGCAAGGAGTTCATGGAGTCGCTCGACGTCGCCGGGAAGCTGTGGGGCGGAATGCAAACGACCGTCGGAGGGGCGCCCGGGCACCACAATGCTGCGGTCCTCACGGTGACCGCGCCGGCCGCTCCGGACGATGTGAGTGGTCCCAGCCCGATCACGAGGGTACAGGCGGCTTTCCTGACCCTGGGCGACATGCTCGGGGGCAAGCTGGCCGAGCTCGGAGGGACGGTCGGGATGGTCCTCGACCGGGCCGCGCTGTCCCTCAGCCGCGGCGCCGAAGCCGGTGTCGGCTACCTGGTCGACTCCATCAAGAGCGCGGCAAGCGCGGTCCTGGACGGCGTGATGGGGAGCATGGGCGAGCTCGGAACGCTGATGAGCGGCGTGATGAAGGGCTTCCAGTCGGGCGGCATCTGGGGCGCGCTGGCGGCGGCAATCTCCCAAATCATGCAGCACGCACCTTCCTTCGCCACCACGCTCAAGATCGTCTCCGGCATCTTCCAGCAGCTCGGTTCGAAGCTAGACCGCCTGGCAACGTCGATGCAGCCGTTGATTGCGGCCATCGGGACCGTGATCGGCCAGGTCCTGGACGCGATCGCGCCGGTGCTCAACTCCCTGGGCGGTCTTTTCCGGGCACTCATTCCCTGGCTGGCGATGCTGGGGCCGGCCCTCCAGTCGCTGGCTCCGCTCTTCCATGCCATCGCGTGGATTTTCACCGCGCTCGCGCCGGTGTTGGACAAGCTATTCCAGGCCAGCAAGTGGATGGCGATCGCCACCCTGAACGTCGTCAAGGCGATGGGAGACGCCTGGGATTTCATGGTCGTCGAGCTGGCCCAGTTCGCCTGGGGGCTCGGGCTCAATGACCTCGGGAACACGATCCAGGGCCTCTACATCCATATGAACGGGCTCGACAAGGCGATCACCGACATGAACGCGGTGACCATCGCCGGTTCCCAGGCGGCAGCCGACAACGCGGCGGCCCAGGATGCGGCCGCCGGCGCGGCGGCGAAGGCCGCCGGGGGCATGAAGTCGTTCTCGGAGCAGATCGCCAACGGTCCCAGCGGCTGGAACGCCGCCGGCGCGCGCTATGGCGCCGAGGGAACGGGAGGGGGATCGCGCTTTGGGATGCCACCCCCTGGCGGAACCGCAGCGCCAGGCGGCGGCCCGGCCGTGCAGGTTATCGTGCACGGCAACGTCTACGCCGACGACCTCCAGCAGAAGGTGAGCGACGCAGTCCAGAAGCAGTTCTTCTACCTGCACGGGGTGCCCGCGTGAGCCTCCTCACGATCGCCGGCATCCCCTTCCCAGTCCTGGGCTCGACGAAGCCCGCGGACGTCAGTCGAGAAATCGGCTCCACATCGGAGGCCCAGAGCGGCGCGATGCGGAAATCCCGCCGGGCAATGAAAGGCGACTTCCCGTCCATCGAGTCCCCTGCGATGGCCACGGCGACCGCCTATGCATGGGAGGCGCTCGTTCACGGGATTGGCGAGGCCTGGAGCTTCGACGGCTCGCTCTACGGGAGCGCGGGGACTGGGCCGAGCAGTTCGACGGGCTGCACCTGCGACACGACGCACGTAAAGTTCGGCGCGAAGGCACTGAAGGTCGCAAGCGGCGGCGCGTTCGTCGTTCCATGCCCGAGCGTCTGGACCGTTATCTTCTGGTACTGGAATGGCAGCGCGTTTGTCTACGATGTGGGCTCCTCGAATGGCCATGGTTGGTACAACGGCGCCCGCAACGACTCGATCGCGGTGTACTTCGCGACGCTCATTTCGGCCGGAAGCCTGACCGTCCCCGATGGCGGCGGGGTCAATAGCTGGTACGACGACCTGGTCGTACTGCCATACGTCGCGCCCGATGCATGGCCCCCGCTCTGGTACGCGAGCGGGGTAGCCTTCTCGCCCCTGCCGAAGCTGCTCGTCACGGGTGACCTGGTTCCCGAGGGAACCCGGACGATGTACGGCGACTGCACCCCGTCCGCGCTGAAGGCTGCCACCGTGAGGCGGACGCTCTCGGTCTCGCTCAAGGAAGCCTGACGTGAGAGCCATCACCGACGCCCATGCCGCGGTCCTCGCGCTTCCCCATCGCACCGAGTTCATTCGCGTGCGCGTCCAGGACGCCGGCGGGGCGTGGCAGGACCTGACCGTCTCCGGCGGAGTCGACTGGCTCGACGAGGTGAGCTGGTCGGGCAATGCGGACAAGCCCTGCCCGTCCGCCACGGTCATTCTCAAGCGGGAGGTGGGCAAGGCGCTTTCCATGGCCCCGCTGATGGTCGACTCCGCGCTCAACCACGGGTTCGACCCGGCGGCGGCCTATTCCCCGCTCATCGCGGACAACCGCGGGGTGAAAATCGAAGCGGCGCTGATGCCCTTCGGCACGAAGCCCGAGAACGTCACCTCGGGTGATTGGGCCCCCTTCTTCACGGGAGTCATCGACTCGCACGACGCCGGCGCCGGCGACCAGATGAAGGTGGAGATCCGCGGGCTCGCCCGCAGGATGGCGCTCCCGCACGGGTTCATCCGGAAGGAGCGGGTCTACGCGTACGCCGCGGTGAGCGGCTCGCCGGTCTCGCTCCGAATCTGGGAGCCGAGCACGGCCTACGTGGTCGGCGAGTACCTCATTCCGAGCTCGGCGAACCTGACCGGCTACTTCTACAAGTGCACCACCGCCGGGACGTCGGGCACCACCGAGCCGGCCTGGACGGTGCTCGGACCCTGGAGCGACGGCGGCGCGGTGTGGACCTACCAGGACGCCACGTCGACCGCCGGCTTCGCCATCGAGGCCGTCATCCAGAACATGCTGGACGACAACCTCGGCGCCGGCGCGGTGGTGCTCTACTGCCCGACCTCGCCCAGCTTCCCCATGTCGCCCTGGAAGCAGGGGCGCGAGGAGTTGCTCGGCGCCATCAGCAAGGCCGCCATCCAGGCCGCGGGCAGCATCTGCCGGTACCAGTGGCGCGCGGCGACGTCGCAAGAGGAGTTCACCTTCATCACGCCGAACCGCGCCGCCGGCCTCGGCGACGTGGTTCGCACCTTCACCGCCGACGACTACGAGAAGGTGACGAAGCTACAGGTCGACGGGACGCTCGTCCGCAACAACGTCGACTGCATCTTCTCCGACGCCTCGGACCTCGACCCCGAGCGCAATCCCGTTAGGAAGCCGGTCAACGCTCAGGACCCGACGAGCATCGCGGCGCATGGCGACCTCTTCATGGAGCTCACCGAGTCGAGCGCGAGCCACATCGACAGCTCGGCCAAGGCCAGCGCGTTCGCTGCTGCCGCGGTGGCCGACCTGAAGGAGCCGGGCGCAGACCAGAGCATCGACTTCACGGACAGCTTCCTCTTCGCCGAGCTCGGGGACTACTACACGTTCGCGGCCGACAACCTGCACTACTCGACCGACCAGCAGCGCGCGGTCTACGGATTCACCCACACCGCACGCGGCGGGACCATCCGCACCAGCATCGATACCCGCGGGAAGCCGAGCATCGGGGTGCTGACCTGGATTCGGTGCCAGGCGGTGCCGAGCCTCGCCGGTCGGGACGTCCACCAAATGCAGCTCTTCGGGACGCTGCTGCCGCCGGTCATCACCGCATCGCCGATGGTGGGCGGGGCGCACCTCGAAATCAGCATCACGCCCGACAAGTTGGCGCTGCCCATCGAACATGAGTTCCACCTCTCGAAGACGGCGGGCTTCGAGCCTGACTCGACGACGCTTGTGGCCGTCGGGAGCCAGCGCACCATTGACATCGGCAACCTGATTCCAGGCGAGGACTACAAGCTGCGGACCATCCAGCGCGGGCGCAACGATTCGAAGATCGTCCGCGGGCTGCCCGGGCCGGAGCTGAGTTTCACGGCGGGCCGGGCGAGCGCGGGGCACATCATCAGCCGTCTGGACACGAGCAGGAAGCCGCTCAACGGCTCGTTTGAGACGAGGATCGACCCGACGGGGCTGCCCGACTACTGGCAGTGGACCGGCGGCGGGACGTCGTCGGCCGCGCTGATGATCGACGGCAATGCCGCTGCCGGCACCAACTACATGCGGCTGATCAACGATGCCGGCCATGAGGTCGTGCTCTACTCGGCTCTGTACGAGGTGCGGGGCGGAGCGAACTACCGCATCGACGTGTGGCACAAAGCCGCGACCGCTCCGAGCACGTTCTTCTTCTACGCGGTCTGGTACGACCAGACGGCGACCGAAGATGATCACAGCACCGGCGTCCTCTCGACCGATCGCCAGGACTTCGACGCGGCTACCGCGTGGGCTTGCCAGTCGTTCTTCGTGCCCGTGCCATCGGGCGCGCGCTTCGGGCGGATCGCGGTTCACATGACCGACGCCGCCTCGCGGACGGTCTACATCGACAACGTGCGAAGCGAGGAACAGCTCGACGTGTTCGATCTGCCGGCGCATGCGAGCAGCCACCAGTACGGCGGAAGCGACCCGCTCACTCCCGAGGCGTGGATCGGCGTCTCTGGAGGAATTGGCTTCGCGAACTCGTGGGTAAATTACGGCCCCGGCTATCCGAGTGCCGCATACTGCAAGGACGCAGGGGGATTCGTCCATCTGACCGGACTGGTGAAGTCGGGGACCGTCGGCGCGACGATTTTCACGCTGCCCGCTGGCTACAGACCATCCAATCAACTGTCATTTGCTTGTGTCTCCAATAGCGCGTTCGGACAGCTCGTCATCAACAGTTCCGGGACGGTATTCGTGTACATTGGCAACAACACGAGCGTCTCGCTAGATGGCGTCACCTTCGACACGCGCTGATCCGCCACCGACCCCTATTGAGCTGGTGCGGCGCTGGCGAGGGCAGCCTTGCAGTCGGTCCGGCCGGCTGCCGTCGTGCAGACGTATGGCTTGCCGCAAGCGGTGAACCGGTACGCGCGCTCGTCTCCACGCGTCCATGCAGCGGTTTCGACCAGGTGAATGCTGGCCGACGGGCAGCTCGTCTCCAGCGCCAGGCGGTCTGCGGAGATCTTCTGCGCGGTGCGCTCCGTGGATTCCGGCGTCTCGGAGCACGCGTCAGGGAAGGCCGCCTGCGAACTCGAGCGGCAGAGGAACTGCCGGTCACAGAGGTTCACGGACCAAATGCGAGAGCCGGTGTCGACCTCGGCGCCGTCCTTTGCGCACTTGGTCTGCTGGGCCACGATGTCGATCGCGGTTTCTTCTGCGACCCCCGCCATCTCCCGGGCTCGCGCCTTTTCCTTCTCGGCCCGCCCCTGCGGGAATCCGGAGGGTCATGCGGGAGCAATCTGCCCCCGCCACAGGACCAGCGCAAGCGCCCACCCCACGAAGAGCTGTCCACGCCAGAGGTGAGGATGCGAGCCACTCGGAGGTTGTCCGCATGCGCCGCCTCGCCCCCTTCCTCGCCCTCGCCCTGGTGCTCGCCGCCGATCTGGCCTGGGCGGCCAGCTCGTTCTCTCGATACGAAACCGGGGTGGCGACAACTCGAGCTGCGCCGACGGACGCTGGCGAGGGCGTGCCGGTGCAAAGCCCCGGCGGCCTCTACGCCGTCACCACCGCCTGTTCGGCGATGGTCTGCGCAGAGCCGGGGGTCACCATCCAGGGCGGCCCGCTGGCGTTCTGGCAGTATGGCCCAGCGAACACCTGGTCGCCCTCGCCGTCACTCGACGTGGTGCTACCCGACGCAGGCACCAGGTGCGCCACCGCCGAGCCGGTGCCCATCACGTACACGCACGGCCTGATGCTCTGGCAGCCGAAGGGCCTCAGCCTCGGCGGAGCCACCGATGGCGGCAACACGGTCAGCATCTACTACCAGTGCCTCACTGACGGCCCAGGAGCGCAGCCGCCGCGACCGCAGAGCACCGCGGTGACCGTGGGCAACCTCGCCGAGGACTCCGCGAATCGGCCGTACGTGTTGCCCATCCAGGCGCTCTGCAGCGCCTACGCCCAGACCGTGCAGGCTGTGAGCGATGCCGGAGTCTCCGTCCCGAACTCGGCCCAGCCCGGGCGCCGCGGTGTCACGATCTGCAACTCGACCGAGAATACCGGTGCGCCGAAGTTGAAGTGCTTGGTCAATCCAGACGCGGGTCAGCCCGCAATGGGTCTCACCCAGCCGGGCGACGTTCTCGCTGTCGGCGACTGTGCCACCTATCCGGTGGATTCGACCGTCCCGGTGAAGTGCGTGAGCGACACCGCCAATACCGCGGCGGCAGCGACGGAGTGCATGCCGTGAGGAAGTGGCTACTCGGCATCTCCATCGGCCTCGCGCTCGCCAGCGCTGCGGCGGTGGGCGGCGATCTCCTGATGAGCGCCCCCGGTATGGTGCGCCATTCCGCGAACGCAGCGGCGCGGGGCTGCGACGTCACCATCACGTCGCCGGCGCTCGACGTCGGGCGCAAGGCCTTCGTGCGCAGCACCGATTCTCTCGGGCTGGCCTTCTCTGGGCTGGCGCAACACTGCCCGAGCTCCACCATCAGCTACTACCAGCAGGTCGGCGACGGGGGCGAGACGCTGGTCGACGCGGGCACCACCTCCGCCACCGGCGGCTGGACCTTCAGCCTTGCGGCGACGGACCAGACGTCGACCGTCTTTTCGGCGCGGATGACGTCCGGCGCGCTCACCACCCAAGCCCAGGCCGTCATCGACGCCGACACCCGGCTCCCGAAGGTGGTCATCGCCTCCCCGGCGCCCGATAGCGCGAGCGTGCTGCGCGTGGTGGCGCCCCTGTGGGACGCGGGCTGTGGAGGGGGTAACCAGCACGTCATCGACGGAGAGCCCGGGTGGGTCGCGGACACCAGCTGCGCCGATGGCGGCCAGGTGGCGCCCGACATCACGGTCACCGGGGCTTCGGGGGGCTGGCTGTCGGTCAGCTACGCCGGGACGCCGGTGATCGACGCGGGCATCAACGCCACGCCTAAGCACTTCACCTCGGCCGATCTCGGCGTCTGGACCCTGCCCGACCTCACCCGCGGAGACTTGGTCATCACCGCGACCAACGACGCCGGGTCGACGTCGCGCACGCTGCTCACCCGGGTGCTCGCCACCAGCCCGGCGCCGGTGCTCGGGCCCGACGGCGGGCAGCCATCGGCCGAGCTGCTCGAAGCGCGCGCGGCGAAGGTGAGGCTCTCGTACGTCCTGCCGACCGTGCCCGCGGGTCTCGACTCGACCACCGAAGTGGCCTGGACCATCAGCGCTCGCCTGGGGGCCTCGCCGACCTACCTCTCGCGCACGAACGTCCTCGTCACCACCAGCCCGACGGCGATCGCCGACCCGGCGACCGCAGGCCGATCGGCGGTCGCCATTCACAATTGCGCGACGACCGCAGATGGTGGTGGCACCCTCTGGTGCTCTACCAGCCCGAGCGTCGCTGTCGATGCCGGGGTCCGTATTCCCTTCACCGTGAGCGCCACCTGCAGCTCGACCGACGGAAGCTCCGTGCCCTACCTGTTCGACACAACGGCGGGGGGTGATGGCGGGCTCGGATGGAACGGGCTCAACTGCGGCGGATTCTCTGGGCCGAATGCAACGCTTTACTGTGTGTCCGAGACGGGCACCTCTCGCGCGTGGCCGCAGGATCACGGCATCTGCCAAGCGCTCACCGCCACCAACTACATCGGCGGCAACCCACCGATGTGGCAGCGCAGTATCGACTGCGCGCTCGATGACGCCGCAGCCTCGCCGCAGGTCTGGGACTGCCAGGGGACGAAGCTCAACGCCGGCCAGACCCGCAGCGTCACGCTCACGCTGCCGCCGCTGAACACCTACTTCTTCTTGGTGCGCGCGGTCTACTGATGCTCTCTCTTCTCGCCCTCCTTCTCGCCGCGGCCCCCGGGGGCGCCCGCCTCGACTTCGACCCGCAGACGCCGGACGTGGCGGCTGTGAGCGTGGAGCGCGCAGCCGGCGATGGGCGCTGGCACCAGGTGGCGCTCCTGCGCGTGGCGGCCGGCCGGAGGCTGGTCTACGAGGACCCGGCGGCACCTCCAGGGGCTCGCTACAGGGTGGCGGCACTGGACGCGGTCGGGAACGTGTCGGCACCTCGCGAGCTGCCCGCCGCGGCCCCTGGCTGCAGCTGGCGGGGCGCCGGGCCCGAGGTCCCCATCTCCTGCGAGCGCGCGTGCGACTGCGCCGCGGCCGGCGCCCGCCTCACCGCCGCGCGGGTCGAGCTTCTGCGCTACGGCCTGGTCGACGCCCTGGGCCTGGCGGCCGCGCTGGCGGGCCTCGAGGTGCACGTGGTCTCCGCGCCGTCGATGCGCGCGCCTGGCGGCGAGGACGCCAGGGGCATCTACCTGCCGGCCGATCACCAGGTGGTCCTCGCCAGGGATATGAGCGCCGCGCTTCACGAGCTGCTCCACGCCTACTTCCACTTCCGCGGCCACGTCACCGCGCCCAGCGAGCACCCCGAGTGGGCCTCGGACGGGGCGCTGCGCGAGGTGGACCTGCGCTTCCAGGCCCGGTTCCGGACCCATCCCCTGCCATGACCGACGCCGAGCTGGCCCTCGCAATCCGCAGCGGGTCGCGCTCAGCCCTGGGCGAGGCCTACGTCAGCTGGCTGCCCTTCGTGCGCAAGCTGCTCTCGGAGCGCCGCGAGACGGTCGACGTGGATGACCTGGTACAGGAGACATTCCTTGGTCTCCCGGGAGAGCTGCGTCGCCGGTACGATGGCCGGCGGCGCCTAGGGCATCACGTGAAGCGGGCGGTCATGCGCGCGCGCACAATCCACCGCGCCCGGACGGCCACGGGGGGGCCCGTGATCGCTTGTCGCGCTCCCCTCGAAGACGCGCTCGATGTGCCGGACCGCGGCCGAGAGCCCGAGGGCGAGCTACTGCTTCGCGAGCGCGCGCGGGCCCTCGCCGAGCTCGTCGACCAGCTCCGTGAACCATACCGCTCTGCCTTCGTGGGTCGGGTCGTCGATCACCAGCGCGCCGCCGACGTGGCCGATGCGGAGGGGATCTCGACCAACCTCGCTAACCTCCGCGTGAGCAGGGCGTTCGGGCAGCTCGAGCGGATGGCGCGCGGCACAGTGCTAGGGCCGGCCTTCCGCCGACTCCGCCGGCCCGCGCAGAAGAATCGCGACGTCGACTGGTCTGCCGTCCGCTCGCTCCTGGCCGATGGGGCGTGGCACTCGCACCATGAGCTCAAGACGGCAGGGAACTGCGATCGCCTGCCATGGCCGGCGATCGGCGTGGTTGTCGACCGGACCGGGTTCGGCTGCGCCGGCGGCAGCTATCGCCTTCGAAGGCTCCAGTGACGAAGACCCTGATCACCGCCGGCCACCTCGTCGTCGGGCTCCAGGTAGCTTCGCTTTCGGCGTGTGCACCGCTGCCCTGCTTCTTCTGCCCGAATCTCCCGAAGCCGACATGCACGACGCCGTGCGGCCTTGGCCTCTTCGACTCGGCCGATTGCGCGTCGCTCAACCGCCGCGAGCTCGCCGCCGCCCAGGCGCTGAAGCCCGTTCTCCACATCGACACCTGCGCCGCGCTATCAGGCTGGAAGGTCCAGACGATGCCGACCGAGAGCTGGGACGCCGCGTACGTCAGCCGCGACAAGTATGTCACCGGGCACGTCGCGGGGCAGACGCTGTGCGAGCTGCGCGTCATGCGTCTCGGGCCGAGCTTTGCCGCGCTGGCGCACGAGGCCGTGCACGCATCAGAGTGCCCGGTGGTGTCGGACTGCTCGACGTGGTCGCTCGAGCGCCTCCAGGCCGTCGAAGCAGCGAATGCGGCGGTGACGCCGTGACCCAGGGTCCCCAGAGGAGGTAGCTCGATGCTCGCGACAACTCGCACCACGAAGGGGCTCGGCAACGCGGTGGTCTACGCGCGCTTCCGTGATGTCCTCTGCGGCTACTGGGACCAACTCGCCGGGACCTTCGTCCCCGTCGAGAACAGCAACTGCGCGTTCGCCATGGTCGAGTCTGGCGACACGGACCCGGGGACATCTCGTTACCAGTCGAACATCGTTACGCCGACGGGTTCCTGCCTCGTCGAGTACGTCCGCTCCACGGACTCAGTGGTGCTCGGCGACGAGCGTGTTCCGGTGCTGACGGACGTCTATGCGGTCGTCCAGGCGACGGCGTCCAACCTGGTGGCCGCCCGCGACGATCTGCACACTGCGCTCGCGGCGATCGTGCTCTGTGAAGGGGCGCTGAACTTCGACGTCGGCTACGACGCTGGCGTTGCACTCTCGCGCCTGAGCCCAGCGAGCCTGAACAGCAACCTCTACTGGAAGAACGCCCGAGGCGAGACCGTTCTCGGAAGCGTCGCCGTCGATGGCGCGTTCGTCGGGTGCGCGCTCTATATCGCGAGCGGCACGGGGGCCGGGCAGTTGCGGACGGTCCTCGGCTACGCCTCCACGGACGAGGTCTTCTTTCACGCTCCGTGGGACGTGATGCCGGACGAGAATTCCGAGGTGCAGTTGCTGACGGGGAACTCGCCGTTGCGCGCCAGCCGCATCGAGTCGGGGCTCGTCGTGGCGGTCAACGCCAACGCTCCTTGGAAGGACGTCACGCTCGACAAGGACGGCTCGTTCGCGAACAAGCTCCTGAGGCTCACCGGCGGCGCCGCGGCCGGGCAGATGCGGCTCATCCTCGGCTGGAACAACGACACGAGGGTCGCGCACATCTCGGGGAGCGGGCTCGACGTCCAGCCCGAGACGAGCACGACCTATGAAGTCCTGGACATCGACACGCCTGCCGTGGCGATTCCGCCGGCGCTCGGATCCGGGCCCGAGCTGCTCACGGTCACCGTGCTCGGACCTGGCGCCGCACCGGTCGCAGCGGTCAAGGTGAGCGCCTACGCGGCCGTCGGAGGGGCGTTGCTGGGCCAGGGCATCACCGACGGGAACGGCGTGGCCGTCCTCGCGCCTGGCGCCGGCGAGCTGCAGGTGGCGGCCAGCGCACCCGGGCTCATGTTCTCGGTCGCACCGGTGACTGTGACCCCAGGCGTCAACGGAGCGGCGACCCTGATCGGCTCGGCGGCCAGCCTCCCCGCGGCGACGGACCCTGCCCTCTGCACGCTCTACATGGACCTGCGCGCCTTCGGCTCCGCCGCCGCCGGAGTGGTGGGCACGCTCGAGCTGGCCAAGATTCCGCAGGTGTTCTCCGCGACGTACCAGTCGGGAGAGGTGCACTCCGCCACGTCGGACGGAACCGGCCGGCTGACCTGGGCGGACGTCCCGCGCGGCGCGCGCGTCATCGTCCGGGTGCCCGCCTATCTCATCCAAAAGCAGGGGCTGGTGCCCGCCACCGAGACCGCCGAGGTGAGCGCCCTGGCCTCAATCTGACCGGCTGACCTGTCCACGTCCGGGGCGACTATCGCTCCAGTGATTGCCCAGCTCGTCAACGCGGCGTGGCAGGTCAAGCTCGCGCTGGGCCTCGGCGCCGCCCTGGGACGCCAGACCGCATCGAGTACGCGAACGGCAAGCCCCCGGGGAGCAGGCCGTGACCGAAGACCGCCGCCTGCGCTGCTACCTCTGCGGTCGCCGTGGCGCCGTCGTCACTGGCGAGGGCAGAGAGCAGCGCATCGTCTGTCCGATTTCAGAGCGCGAGGCCTGCCTCCACCTGGTGGCGGAGCGGGCACGAAAGGAGCGCGGTCATGACTGACGCCTTCGACCCCGAGCGCTGCCCCGGCTGCCCAGCTTCGCGCGAGAACGCCCGCCGTGGCCGTCAGATGGAGGAACGCCAGGAGCGGCAAGACGGCTTCCTTCTCGAGGTGCGCCATGCACTGGCGGAGGTGCAAAAGGCGCAGGTAGAGGGGCGGAGGGAGTCGCGCGACGCGCTCGAGCGCCTTGAGGGCATCATGCGCGAGGTGCTCGGCGCGGTGCGGCCGGCGGTCGAGGCGACTAAGGTTCAGCAGGTGCCCGCGTGAGCGACGCTGAGCACGACGGCGCCCCCTACCGGCCGATCCCGCCGGCCAAGGAGCCGATCACCAACCCCGGCGTAGCAATCGCGACGCTGAAGGCCCAAGCGAAATCGGCCGAGCAGGCGCTGAAGAAGACCGTGCGCGGAAATCGGATCAACCTCGGGCTGGTGCTCGCGGTGCTGACCGTCACGGGCGGGGCCTTCATCTGGATTCTCGGGGAGGCTCGGGCGCGGGCCGAGACGGTGATGGTGCCGGTCGTCAAAGACGTCGCGGACCTCAAAGCCTGGGCCAAAACGCACGAGGCGGCGCAGGCTGAGACGCAGAAGCAGAACGTGCACGAGCTCGAGCGCGCGAACGACAAGATCGACGCGCTGCTGATTCACTTCGGCGTGCCCCAGCCACCGCCCAGAGAGGTGGTCGACTCGGGCCGCCAGGACGGTGGGCCGTGACCGACCCCGCCCCAAGGCCCGCGTTGACGCGCGAGAAGCTCGCCGAACTGCTCCACGAAGGCGTGGCGCTGGCGCTCATTCTGCGCAAGCGGATTGAGCCGATGAAGAGGCTGACCGCCGAGGACTTCGCGAGGGTCTGCCGGTGAGCGGCCCCATCATCCCGGCCGAGGCATGGAAGCCGGCGACGCCCACCCTTACCTGCACCGAGGCGTGCCGCTCGTGGGCCCACTACATCGGCGCGGCGATGCAGTTCCGCGTCATGTCCGAGCCCCGCTACCAGCCGAACCAGCCCGCCATCGGCCAGACGCATTGCAACAGCTACGCTTGGGACGTCACCTCGGCGATGGGCTGCGAGGTGCCGCATTGGGTCGACGACTCAGGGGCCCCGTGTGCGGTAGGCCAGGGCCGCGAGCTCTCGGCTAACGCCATGCTCGACTGGCTCCGCACGTCGGGAGCCGAGCGGGGCTGGCGCGAGGTGTCCGACGTCGAGGCCGAGTTGCAGGCGGCTCAGGGGCACCCGACGCTGGCGCTGCTTCATGAGGTTCCGCACGGCCATGTCGCCGTAGTCCTGCCCGCCCGCGTAGGGCTCCGGATTGCCCAGGCCGGCGCCAGGTGCCTCTGGGATGAGCCGATCGCCTCTGGATTCGGAAGCAAGAAGCCAACGTTTTTCTCTCACGCATAGGAGCCGCACCCATGCACTACCGCAACGGCAGAGAAGCGAAGAACGGTGACCTCGTGGTCCTCATCTAGCCGACCTACGGGCATCCGGTCGTCGGCATCCTCTACGACGCCGTGGCCGGCAACGACTACTGCAACGGGAAGATCGCGCCGGTCGCCCCGAACGACCCGTGCCCGAACCTGAAGGAGTGCCTGCACCTCGACGACGCGCTCGCCGTGCTCAATGGCGACGTGCCGTCGGTCGTGATGCCCGACGCGCCACCGGCCGCCGCCGCGAAGTAGCCACCCTCAACCCAAGGAGCCGCAACCATGACGCCAGAAACCCCGGGCCGAGAGCCCACCGAGCCGATCATGCAGTTCTTCAGCTACGCGCACCTTCCCGCGCACCTGCAGCCGGTATCGGCCCCCTTCGGCCTGCTCGCCAACGAACTCGTCGAGAAGCTGCCGCGGAATCCGGAGCGCTCGACCGCCCTGCGCAAGCTGCTCGAGGCCAAGGACGCCGCGGTTCGGGCGCTGCTGTTCAAGTAGTCCACCCAAGCCCGACTCCCAAGGAGACCCATGCTTCTGACCCTGCTCTGCCTCATGCTGTTCGCCCCGATCGCCTTCCGCATCCTCGCCAGCGGCCGTCCGCGGCTGCTCGTGTCGTCGATCGCGATGGCGCTGCTCTTCCTCTTCGCCCCCGCGGTCACGCTCGCCCAGGACGTCGCCGCGACGGCGCCGGCGGGCCTCGGGGCCATCTGGGTCTCGGCACTGGCTTGGCTCCTGACGCCGGCGGGGCTCTCCACCGCGATCGCCGTCCTCGGGGGCGGAGCCACCCTCATCTTCGGGGGCAAGGCGATCGTCTGGGAGCTGCGGTTCGCGAAGTTCGTCAAGAACGCGTTCAACGTCGTCGAGGACCTCAACACCGACCCGGCCCTGGTGGGCAAGCTCGACAAGGAGGCGGCCGGCCTGAAGGCGCTGAACGACCTGATGGTGGCGAAGGGCTGGCGCCCGCCTACCGCCGACGAGCAGGCCCAGGCCAAGCTCGCCTTCAGGGTGATGAACGGCGAAGCCGAGGCGGCCACCGCCGTCCAGGCCAACGCCCTGATCGCCGCGGCCCAGGCCTCGGGCCAGAAGGCCGCCGACAAGGTGGTGACCCCCGGGGACGCCCTGAAGGCCCTCACCGACCTGGTCGCCCAGAAGACTCCGGCGCAGGCGCCGTGAGGCTGCTCGCCCTGGCGCTGGCGCTCAGCTGCTCGAGCGCGCTCGCCGAGGTCCCCGACGGGGGGGCGGATATCCCTCCCCCGCCGCCCGTCCTGCTCGTCTCCGGTCGGGTGGTCGCGGTCGATGGCGGGGTGATCGACGTGGAGCCAATGAGCGCCTACCTCCCGCCGGCGACGCTGATGGCCGAGGGGAAGGCGGTGGCCGACCTGCAGGCCCGAAACGATTCGCTCACATCAGGACTGCGCGCCCTCCCGATGCCCGTAGTCGTTGGAGGGGTGAGCACCATCTCCACGGCGATCACCGTCGGCGTGGCGCTGCTCCTGCACTTCTTGCCACCGAAGGCGCCCCCAAAGCAGTAAGCTGCTTGCCACGCGGTGGGGGAGCCTGGACGTCCCCGCCGGGCTCTCCTGGGACGAAGTTGAGCCCAGGGCCTGGAGATCGCAGGTTCAAATCCTGCCCGCGCGATTGGGCCCAAACCAGCGCAGCACCCGTGCCCCCGGGGCGACCTCGGGGGTTTCGTTTTGCGGGCTGACGCACAACGGCCCCGGTTACCCGAGGCCGCCACCGCTCTTAACGGTGTCTACGCTGTCTTGCCGGGCGTTACCCGGCGCGGTGCATGGCGCCCTCCGGCGCGGCGAAGCGCGGCCGCTCTGGTTCCTTGGCCACCACCCAACGCTCCTCGAGCACTTCGTGCCCGAGAGCGCGAAGTTTCCGGATCACCGCTTCGCGCAGGGGCGTGGTGCGGGTCGAGAAAAAGAGGAGTTTCTTTGGGCGATCGTCCATGTCCAGATCCTATCTCGCGGGCCGCGACGAACGGGCCGGGCGGCTACGACTCGTGTTCAGTGACGGTCGGCTTCGCGCCCTTCGACTCCATGAACGGAACGAGGACCCTGACGAAACAGTCCGGGCAGACGTCGAAGCCGATCTCCCTGATGCTGCCTCCGCCGTCCGGGTAACTCGTCCCGGCCTCGTGCCTGACCTCGACGACCGTCCCGTCGGTCTCGTAATAACCAGCGCCCCACTTGCTTCCGGGCACCTTCGCCTCTTTGCCGCAGAGATCGCAGATCTGAAGCGTTGTTTCCGTCCATTCGTGCGTCTTCGTGACCTTGTGCTCTTTTCGCATCGTCTCTCTCTGCCCGCGTTGACGGGCTACCGTCGCCCAGCAGGTCCCATGCCGGTGGCGATGGCGTCGTCGCTATGCTCGCCGCAGTAGTACCATCGCAGATCTCCCTGACCCGCCTTGAGCCATTCGGTCAGGAGTTCGGGCGACCCGGCAAAGGCGCTCGCGCTGCACCCCGGGTGGTCGCAATGGTAGACGGTTAGCGACCGGACGGACGTCGCCGCGGCGCGCGTTGCGGCGGCGATGATCTTCGCTTCCCGCTCGGGCGTCACCACGGCAAGCGTCTCGTCGGCGCGGGCAGAAAGGAAAGCGACGATCTCTTCGCGCGCCGCCCGAACTGCAGAGGCCCCGACGGCGCGAAGTCTCCTCACCTCCGCCACCAGTTGTAGCGCGGGCTCGCACATCTCCTCCGAGCCGAGGAGGTGCTGTGCCCGCGCCTCGATCTTGTCCAGTTCCTTGTCGGTCATGACCGCGCCAGTACCTTCAACGCCTCGCGAGCCTTGCGCAACTTCTCGTCCGCACCACAGTCGCACGGCGGAACCCTCTCGCCATGGCGGGTGTAGGACCCCGGGTCGTACCTCGCGCACATACATCCCCGAGCCGCGCCGGTCGGTATGCGGTCGTGCCGGCTCGAGCCTTGCGCGGCAACTCGATTGACCGCCCATTTCGCCCAGCGCAGCGCTTCGGCTTTCGTCACGCCCCTACCCTACCTCTCCCGGACCTCTTCGGAAGCGCCGCGTGCTACCCACGCGCCGAGACCACCGCGATCGGATGCGAACGGCCCATTCGTCTTGGCGCTCAGGCTTCAACAGCTCGACCAGCGCCCGCTGCGTCGAGCCGGCCCCAGGAGCGCTCGGCGTAGCCCCGCGCCGGGTCCCGTCCCTTCCCGGCGCCCGCCGCGACCAGGCACCGCTCCGCAATCTCGTTGACGTTGTGGGTGATGTTCTCGTCCACCACGTCAGCGCCGGAGCGGTGGCACGTCGGGCACTCCGGCTCGCTCATCGACATCTCGAAGCTCACCTTGGCCTCCGGGCCTTCGGAAGCGAGCTTGGCCCGCGCTCGATCCGGAGCTCGATACCGCGGCCGCAGAAGTGGCACACCCGCCCGTGGATCTCGAAGTCGGTGCGGCTTTGGATGCGCCGAAGGGCCACCACGTTCCCGCACCCACAGAAGACCACCTGCGGCGAAAGCCCGCTCTTCGTCCCCATCACCGCACCTTCCTTCCGTCGCCGACCCGCGCGCCGGCCGCGCGGAGCCACTCGCCCACCGCGGTATTGTGGACGCCGAGTCGCTGAGCGCTCGCCGAGCGGGTCAGCTCCGGGTCGGCCGCGAGCTCGACGGCCCGCTTCCTCTTCGCCTCGAGCTGCTCGAGCCGGAAGCTGCGCTGCGCCAGGATGTCTGGGTTGTCGCGGGCCATCAGGGCCTCCCATCGAAGAGAAGATCGGAGGCACCCAGCCTTCCGGCGCCGGCGTCAGCGACCAGCTGCCGGGCGCGGAGCCGCTGCAGGTAGGTGTCCCTGCTCGACCGCTGGTAGTTGGTGACCGTCGAGATGTGCTCCCGCTCAACCGACCCCGGCCAGGCCGCCACCAGGACCTCGAGCACCGCGCGCTCGCCCGTGGGCAGCCGCCCGCGCCAGTGCTCGAGCAGGGCCCCGCCGGTGGGGAGTGGAGCGAAGTCGGGCCCCAACGCCTCGATCCCGGCCGCGGTGACGACGATCCGCTCCCCCGCCTCAACGAGTCCCTGCTCGCGGAGGCGCTGCAGGTAGGTGTCGCGGCTGCTGCGCTTGTAGCCAGTGAGCACCCCGAGCTGCTCGCGCGTCACGCCGCCGTCATGCTGGGCCACCGCGGTGAGCACCGCGCGCTCCCCCTTCGGAAGCGACCCCGGGCCCGGCGCGCCGGCGGCGTGGGCGGGGCGAGGCGCCGCCGTTCTGGCGGGAAGAGCTCGGGCGGCCGGTCGGGAGGCTGGCGGGACTGGACTCGGCCGGCTCATCGCCTGCGCGACGCAGCTTGCCAGCCGCTTCGTGGTGGTCTCGAGTACCAGCGCGGCCTCTGCCGCCTCCTGCGATGCCCGTTCAGCCGCGCCGGCGGCGAGCTTCAGCTCGGCGAGCTGAGCCGCCTCGATCACCGGCACCCTCACCTCGAGGGGCGCCGTCGGGGCCGCGGGGCGCGCGGCAACCTGCCGCTCGAGCTCGGCGATGCGCTTCCGCAAGAGCGCCGGGTCGCTCGCCTTCGCGCGCTCGAGTGTCGCCGCCATCTGCCGCCGTAGCGCCTCAAGGTCGACGTCGGCGCGCTGCTTCGGCTCGATGCGTGTCTCGCCCGGCTCCGGGGTCGCGCCGGAGTCGAACGTCTCGATGCGGTCGATGTGGACGCGCTTGAAGATTCCCTCGTCCGAAGGCCAGCCCGGCGACCACACCCAGGCGTCGCCCCGCGGAAGCGACGGCAACGACTGCATCAGCGTGGTCCGCTGCTCCGGCGACCCGTGCACTTCTATCCACGCGTCCATGGCGGCGAGGTCCTGCGGCGCGATCGTCCTCATCGCGATCATCACCTGGGCCTGCGTCAGCACGTTCTTGTTCAGCACGGCCGACCGCTGTGTGACGAGCGTGCAGCCGATGCCGCGCTGCCGGCCGCGGCGCACGATGTCCTCGATCGCTCCGAGCATCCGCTCCGTGCCCTTCGGCGGCTTTTGTGGCGCGATAGCGTCGGCCTCGTCGACGAAGAGCATGACCGGCGTGCGGAACTGCTCGCGGGCCTTGAGCCGGTAGAACGTCTCGAGAAAAGCCGTCATGAACGTGGCGACCTCGTGCTTCCGGAGGAGCGAGAGGTCGATGACGACGCTCACGCGCTCCTCAACGACGAGCTTCGCGACGAGCTCGCCAGAGCCGGTGTCGAGCGGCAGGTCGCCGTGCTCGCCGCCGAGAATGAGGCAGCCGATCCCCGACCCCTTTCCGTCCGCCGAGGACCTCACCCCCCAATGGTCGCCCTTGGGGTCCACGTCGACGACCTGCATCCCCGCCTTGAAGAGGCGCTCAAGGAGGAGGCGAAGCGTGAACGTCTTGCCTGAGCCTTTGCGCGCGAGGATCGCAAAGGTCTGCGTCACAGCGTCGAGCGGGAGCGCCAGGTCGGCCGAGAGATGCAGTTGCTTCATCGGGTTCTCCTCAAAAGTGCGGCGCCGGCGACGGCTGACCAGAGACCCGTCGCCCGGGTGATCCGACCCCTGTATGTATCGGCGGTGCCCGGTGTGCCGCTGGAAGTCAAAGGACGTTCACCGTGACCGGACCGTCGCCCCAGACGTCACGGCGGTGGAGCACGAGCGCGGCGATTATCTCGTCGAGCCTCTCCGGCCCCTTGAACCGAAGAATGCGAACCTGGCCGTTGGGGTCGGCCCATCCACCGCGGTGCGCGCCAGGGCGCCGCGCAACCCCGGTTTCTTCTTCGGCCGCTTCGGAGGCTTGCCCCCGATGCGCGACCGGCCGGCACTCCTCGAGCCCAGCGCGGCCTTCCATTTTTCGAAGTCCTCCGGCGTGATGACGTAGCTCGGAGCGACTCCGGCCCGATTGCAGTCGAAGCAGAGAGGAAGGGCGACCGTGCCCTCCCGGCTGCCGGCGTGAACCCACCCGCAACCGCCCTTCTCTGGGTTGTTGCGGGCCCGGGTGATGCCGCAGTGCGAGCAGACGTCCTCTCCGCGCCTGTAAGCCTCGAGCGAGGCGGTCACCTGCTCGGCCGACCCGGCCTCGAACCCAGCTGTCGGGTTGGCGGCGTTCGTGCGCTCGTATTCTCGCTGCGCCAGCGTGGCGAGGCCCTGGTGCTGGTCGCATAGCGCGCTGGCCGTCTCGGTCTTGCAGCCCTTCACCGAGCACCGCTTGTGGAGGGGCGGCTTCTTCGCCCTGGGCGGCACCGGAAGGCCCGCGAGCAACTTCTCCCTCGCCTCATGGACCGCGTCGGCGGCGGCATCGCCGGGGGCGATCGAGGACGGCCGCGCCTGCTTTGGCGCCTCGGGTCCCGAGGTGACCCATCCGTCCCGCGCCGCCCGGGCGTACATCTCGAGGCGGCTGCGGCCCGGGCAGAGCTTCTCCACCATCTCGTAGAACTCCGCCGGTTTCTCGCTGTGCATCCGGCGCACGGCCGCGATGAAGGTGGTCTCGTTCGTGAGGTTCAGGAGGGGGTTGCCCCTGATCGCCAGCACGCAGTGCTCGGTGATGTTCCGCAGGTAGCGGCCGACCCCCATCCGGTCTTTCTTCCAGGTCAGCAGCGTCTTCGGGGTGAACCCCCAGCCCTTCAAAACCTGCTGCACGGGGGCGCGGAGGTCGACCAGGTGGCTGTTCGTAGTCCAGAGCCACAGCACGCAGTCCTTGTCGGCCGGGGGCTTCACAGCGGCGATCTGGTCGATCGTCATCGCCGGGTACGGCAGGCCGCCGCGCGCATCGTCGCTGCCGTCGAGCTGGTCCTCGAAGGGCCAGGGAGGGTCGGCGGAGATCACCTCGAAGGCTCCCTCGGGCGGACGGTAGGCGGCGATCTGCGTCAGCTGGCGCGACTTCTTCACCGTCTTGCTGGCGCGGTTCAGCGTCAGCTCCCCGGACTTCACCTTCTCGGCCAGCGCCGGCGAGTCCCTCCTGAGTTGCTTCGCCAGCTCGACCTGGCGCGCGCCGACGCCCGTTGCCGCCGCGGCATGCCGAGCGGCCTTCCCCGACTCGACCGGTGAGGGCGCCTTGTTCTTCCAGGTCCGGAGCCCGTTCGAATGCGCCCCGGAGTGCCCAGCGTCGTGGATGCAGGGCGCGCCGCCGTCCTTCATGCCGCAGGCGCCCGGCATCGCTTGGCGCGACTTCGCGCTGACTGATTTCCGATCGCCGCCGGCCGCGCGCTGCCGGTCCTTGGCCTCGGCCTCGAAGAGGGGAAGAGCCTCGGCGGCGATCATCGCCAGCTGGCTGGGGGCGAGGTGTCGCCGGCGGACGTTAAGGCTCATCACGTGGGCCGTGGGGCTGATCTCCCCGTTGGCGCCCGGAGCCCAGGAGGTGATCCTCGGCTTGACGCCGAGCCGCTCGCAGACGAGCAGGCGGTTCCGGCCGTCGAGCACCTTGCCCCCGAAGAGCTCGATCGCCTGAAGCTGGCCATTGGCCCGAATGTCGGCGCCGAGCTGCTCGAGCTCGGGCTCGGTCATCAGGGGGAAGAGACTCGCCGCGGGGTGGACGTCGTAGCTGCCGATCTTCTCGAGCTTCATGGTGGTGGTCTCCGAAAGTGCGCGCCCAACCGGAGAGGGGGGGGGGGGGATCTCCGGCCGAGCGCGCGTGGCACGCGGAAAGCTGGCGCGCCGTCAGCGGTGAACGTGGGTAATGCGAGGGGTCGCCTCCCCGGCGGCCTCAAGGACGTGAAGGATCGCCAGCTCGAGCGCGTTCTCGGACGAGCGAACGAGGGCGGCCCAGGCGCTATCGGCCTCGCCGCGGGCGCACGCGATCTGGAATTCTTCGCGCACATCGTCGCGGTGCCGACGCGCGGTGGCGAGCTCGGCGATGGCTCGGAGGAGAAGATCGCCGACCAGCTTCACCTCGATGGTCCCGAGATCAGCCACGGTACGTGCTCTCTTGCGGTGAGGCGGTGGGGGCGCTGACGGTGGCCGCGGCGAGCCGAGCCTCGAAGAGCGGGCCAGAGAGGCTGTCGAGGTCGAGCTTCCTCTTCGCGGCCCCGTCCCTGACTCGGTACCAGCTGGCGTGCACGCGGTCGTAGAGCTTGCCGATCAGGCTCCCGAGCGTCGCCGCGCCGGCGATGCTGGACAGCTCGGACTGGGCCCGCCCGAGTTCTTCTTGGGCGCGCTGGATGTGCTGCAGCGCCCGCTGGACCCTGGCCCGGGCCTCGGTCTCGGTCGCGGCGCTCACCGGGTCACCGCCTGCAGCTCGGCCCAGAGGCGCTGCTCGCGCCAGTGAAGGTAGAGGCTGCTGGGCTGCTGGAGGTAATCCCAGGCCGCCCGGTTCCACGCATCGAGGGCAAGAGCGAAGCGGCTCAAGGGTGCGCCTCCACAAGGAGGCAGGACCCGGTCCGCACGTCGTAGAGCTCGAGGCTGTCCCAGCTCGGGCCCGCCCCGGCAAGCGCCTCGAAGTACGCCTCGAGCCGGTTCGACGCCTTGACGAGACTGGTCCGGGCAGAGCCATGCCCGGTGACAACGATGAAGAAGCGCACGAGAGCCTCCCTTGACTGAATCGCCTGCCCCTGCTCGCTGCTCGGCGTTGCGACTCCGCCTCCGAAGAGGCTGGCTCCCCACCACCAACACACCCGGCCGCCGCTGCTGCGCCACCGACCAACAAGAAAGGTTCTAGCACCGCTTTCCGGTGCGGTCAACCGCACCGAGGTTGACACCGCAATGCGACTCGCGTACTAGTGCTATCCGGTCGTGCAGTTGTGAACCGCGGAAAGAGGTGCGACGTTCGATGGAAGCCTCCGTCGCCATGCCCCCGTACTACTCCCCGAAAGAGCGGACTCAGCCGCTCACCATTCGGATTCCCGAGAGCCTCAAGCGTGAGCTTGAGGAGATCTCGGAGATCTGGACGGCAGTCGAAGAGCGGGCCGGGAGCGGCGAGAAGGTCTCCGTCAACAACGTCATCGTCAGACTTCTGCGCGTCGGGGTCGATGGTGTCTGGGGAGAGTTCGGAACCAAGCCTCATCCGCACGACGAGAAGGAGAAGAAGGCTCTCGTCGAGAGGATGGTCCGAGCGGTCGCCGAGTCGAAGCAGTAGGCGAAGGCGGAGGGGTTTCCTTGAGTTCCTGTTTGCTGGCGCATCTGCGTCAGATCGGCTTGCTACAAGCTAGGTCTGAACGCGGGTTCAGCATGAACGGTCGCACCCGCTCGGGCGAGGAGTCTTTCGATGAGCATCAAGCTGGAGCGGGCGATGGAGAGGATGCGGGCGGAGTTCGAGCGCCTGCGCGAGCAAATTGCGGCTCCGGATGTTCGCCTGTTCTCTCTGAAAGACGCAGCGCGCGTGCTCGACGTGAGCCTCTCGACCCTCGTCCAGATGATCCGAGCGCAGAAGATCCTTCCGGTGAAGTTGGGCGGAAGGCGAATGGTCCCGGCCTCGGAGATTCGTCGCCTGTCCATCGAGGGGGACCGTGGCCCGAGCCGCAGGTCCAAGGCCACGGTGCGGCCACGGCGAAGGGCGCGCGCGGTGCGCAAGCAGTAGTCCGAAGCGCCGGTTCGGCTGCGCCTGGTCGGGGTGCTCCATGACCCTCGACGAGGTGATCAGGCAGGTGGTGCGGGAAGAGGTCCGCACAGTTGTGCGCGAGGAACTCGGCGCGCTCCGCGAGGCCGCCCCGGCCGAGCCGGGTCCCGAGCGGGCGACCGAGCTGCTCGACGTCGCCGGCGTGGCCAAGCTGTGCCACGCGACGGCGGGCACGGTGAGGACGTGGATTCAGTCTGGTCGGCTGGCTGCCCGGAAGGCGGGCCACCGCTACCTGGTGCGGCCGGTGGACGTGGAGCGGTTCCTCTCGGCGCGCCTCGCCGGCGAGCCGGACGTCGAGGGGCAGGTGTCGAGCATTCTGGATCGGCTCGGGGACAGGAGCACCCATGGGTAGCGTCTACCGGAGGGGCAGGAAGCTGTGGCTGCGCTTCAAGGGGCCCGATGGGAAGTGGACCCAGGTCGGCACCGACTTCCTCGTCGGCCAGGAGCGCCAGGCTCGCGTCGCGCTCGAGAAGCTCGAGAAGCGCATCACCGCGGGGCTGGGCCAGGGGAACATCGGCGGGCCGCTCACCGTCGCGCGCTTCGTGCCGACCTGGCTCGCCGAGAGGAAGCTGCAGGTCGAGGACTGGAAAGGCGACGAGGCCAAGCTGCAGCAGCACGTGCTCCCCGCCATCGGCCGCTTCCGCCTGGACCAGGTGCGCCCGCGCCACCTCGTCGAGCTGATGCTGAAGCTCCGCGGCGAGCTCGCGCCCAAGACCGTCTACAACGTCTATTCAGTGGTCTGCGCCCTCTTCCGGGACGCGCTGCTCGCGGACCTCGTCCCGGCCTCGCCGTGCGTGCTCACGCGGCGCCAGCTCGGGGCGAAGGTCGACTCCGATCCGGAGTGGCGCTCGACCGCCATCTACAGCCGGGACGAGATCGAGCAGCTCATCTCCGACCCGCGCGTCCCGGCCGACCGGCGGGTGCTCTACGGGCTCGAGGGGCTGGCGGCGCTTCGCCACGGCGAGGCCGCGGGGCTGCGCTGGCGGCACTACGACGCCTCGGCCACGCCGCTCGGCATGCTGACCGTGGCGACCTCGTACGACAAGGGCCGCACCAAGACCAAGATGCCGCGCTTCATGCCGGTGCACCCCGCCCTCGCCGCGCTGCTCGCCGAGTGGAAGCTGACCGGCTGGGAAAAGATGTTCGGCCGCGCGCCCGGGCCCGACGACCTGGTGGTGCCCCTCGAGCCGGAGGCCAAGCGCCCGGGCGGCATCCGCCTCAAGAACAACTCCCGCGACCGCCTCATCATCGACCTGGCGGCCCTGGGCCTTCGCCACCGGCGTGGGCACGACCTGCGGCGCACGCTGATCTCCCTCGCCCGCTCCGACGGCGCCCTTCGGGACATCCTCCGGCGCGGCACGCACCAGGCCTCGAAGGAGGTCATCGAGGGCTACACCACCTTCGAGTGGGAGGTCCTCTGCCGGGAGGTCTCGAAGCTGCGGATCCAGCGCCGCGGGCTTGCCCGGGTGGTGGCGCTGACCCGCGCCGTGGGGGCCCCGGAGGGCCTTGCTACAGTCCTTGCTACAGCCTCCAGCCAACCGGCCGAGATCACGGCCGAAGAAGAGTGCACGAGCCGGGAATCGAACGCGGGTGGCACACCTCGGACGACCAGCGGATCAGCGGAGTCCACGTCATCACCGCCAGACGTTCCGGGCGGTTGCGCGGGCGGCTCCGAGCCCGGAACCTCGGATGATGATGGAGAACCCCCGAGTAGACGTAGCAACGTAGCAAGCCAAGAGGTGCGCCTCGAAGCGCCGGGCGGTTGGAAGGCGGCGGCGAAGCACTTCTCCGAGCAGATCCTCGGCATCGACGACGGGCTGCAGAGCGGTGAGCCGGACGCCGAGGTGACGGTCCAGGGCGACGACTGGCAGGAGCTCGTCGCGCTGGCGATCCGCGTCGCGCGCGCGAACGGCGATCCGCGCTTCGGCGGCCCGAAGGGCGGTGGCAGGTGAGCGACCCGATCTCGGCGGTTGAGCCGTACGAGCAGCCGAAGACCCAGTGCCCGCGGTGCCTCGCGTGGGTCGAGGACTTCGACGGCTTCGGCGTGCTGGCCCACACCAAGGACGCGTACCCCGACGGCTGCGGCTACTGCTCGCACCCTTCGCTGACGGGCGGGGTGTGCGGCATCTGCGGCGCCCGCCCGGAGACCGCGGCCACCGGCGACGTCGCCACGGCTGCCATGGCGACGGTGAAGGGGAGCGTCGCCGAGAAGAAGAGCGTCGTGCGCCTCCGGCTCGGGCGCACCGCCCGGGACTTCAAGCTCGAGGTCGATGGGCAAGAGGTCCGGCGCGTCCGGTCGATCACCATCCGCGCGGCGGTCCACGAGGTCGCCTCGGTTGAGGTCGTCACCCTTCCGGAGGGCGTCGAGGTGGAGGCCTCGGGCGTCGTGGTTCGGAGGCTCGAGCCGGGCGGCGGCGACTTCACCGCGGAGGAGATCTCCAAGCATCAGCAGGAGCGCTCGGGCGTGTGCGACGCAGCCTGCCGCCTCTGCCGCGGCTTCGCCCTTCTCGCGCTCGCTCGGGAGCGTGGCCAGTGAAGATCTCCCGCGCCGCATACGAGCGGCTGATGCAGAAGATCGGGCCGCTCACCGATCGGGACGTGCTGCTGGTCACCGTGCCGAAGAACGTCGGCGAGACGTGGGTCCGCACCATGGCTGTTCGCCTCCGCGAGACCTTCGGAGCCGCGGGTCTGAAGACCCCCGTCTTTCTCGTCGCCAGCGACTTCAAGGTCGAGCTGATGAGTCCCGAGCGTCGGAGGCTGATGGCGGCCGAGCTTCTGCGAGGGCTGACCCCATGAAGGGTTCCGAGCACCTCGAGAGCGCCCTCCGCCAGGTACGCGGCGCGTTCGGTTCGATCGTCGAGGCCAAGGACGGCCACCCGATGAGCGACTCCCTGCGCGAGCTGCTGCTTTCGCGCACCTCGGTGCTCTGCGAGCTCGAGAGCGACCTGCTCAACGACATCGCCGCCCAGCAGCGGCACGAAGCGACCTTCCCGGAACCACGACGGGAAGCAGGGCCACTGCGCGTGCCCAGCAGTGCGGCGATGACCTCTCCCGCCGAGAACGCGCAGACCGCGAATCCGAGCGCATCGGACCTGTTGCCGGGCGGAGCACGCACCGAGGGCGCGGCCGGCACCGCGGACCCTCACTCACCGGCGGGTGCCGCGTGATCGTCCTCGACGCTCCGGCGCAGCGCGGCTGGTACCACGGCCCGTCCTCGCACCTGATCTCCGACCTGGCCGGCGGGCCCGGGTCGGCCGAGCTCGCCGCCTTCGCCGCGCGCCTCGGTCTCAACCCCAAGTGGCTCCAGGAGGCAGGGAGCCCGAAGGAACACTACGACTTGACCAAGCGCCGCGCGGCGCTGGCCGTCGAGTTCGGGGCCCGAATGCTGGAGCGGGTCGACTTTGTCGCGGTCCTCCTGGCGAAGCGCACCGCGATGGCCGCGACGGAGGCCGCCTGATGTCGCGCGCGCTCGAGTGGCTCGTCTACCAGGCGTTCCTCTCGAGCGTCTTCATCGACGACCTGCGCACCGCCTGGCGAGTGCACCACTGCAAGGTGAAGGGCTGCATCGAGTGCGCCGCGTGGCGCGCCGAACACGAGCGGAGGGACGCCTGATGGACGCCACCAACATCATCCTCGGCCTGCTCGCCGTGACGGCGATCATCGTCGGGATTCGCGCGGGCCTGAAGGTGAAGGGGCCGGTGTACGTGCACCGGAGGTGCTTCGACCGGAGCTGCTCGCTGTGCTCGAAGTGGGCGCAGGGCCAGGGGCGGGGCGCATGAGCGGCCTGATCGTCGACCTGTTCGCCGGCGGTGGTGGCGCCTCCGCCGGGATCGAGGCCGCCACCGGCGCGACGGTGGACATCGCCATCAACCACAGCGCGACGGCCCTGGCGGTCCACAAGGCGAACCACCCCGGCACCCGCCACCTCGAAGCCGACATCTGGGAGGTGCACCCGCTGAAGGCCACCAGCGGCCGGCCGGTTCGCTTGCTCTGGGCTTCGCCCGACTGCACCCAGTTCTCGGTGGCGAAGGGCGGCAAGCCGCGGAAACAGAACATCCGCTCGCTCGCCTGGGCCGTGGTGCGCTGGGCGAAGGACGTCCGCCCGTCGGTGATCTGCCTGGAGAACGTCGCCGAGTTCCGCGGCTGGGGCCCGCTCGACCCCGAGGGGAAGCCGATCAAGGCCCGGATGGGGGAGACCTTCCGCCGCTGGAAGGCCCAGCTCGAGCGCCTCGGCTACGTGGTGGACTACCGGGTGCTCGACGCGAGTCTCTACGGCGCGCCAACCCGCCGGCGGCGGCTCTTCCTGGTGGCGCGGTGCGACGGCCAGCCGATCTGCTGGCCCGATCCGACGCACGGCCCGGGGCTCTTGCCGGTGCACACCGCGGCGGAGTGCATCGACTGGTCCCTTCCCTGCCCGAGCATCTTCGAGCGCAAGCGGCCGCTCGCCGAGAAGACGCTCTGGCGCATCGCCCAGGGCATCCGGCGGTTCGTGCTCGAGAGCACCCGGCCGTTCATCATCCGGACCGATCACCACCAGAGCCACGCGACCAACGCGTTCGATCCCGCCCAGCCCCTTGGCACGATCACCTCGGCGAACGGCCACGCGGTGGTCGCGCCCCACCTGGTGAAGGTGAACCACGGGAAGCGCGAAGCGAGGGGCGAGCAGCTCGACCTTCCGCTCTCGACCGTCACGGCGACCCAGCGCGGGCATGCCCTCGTCACGCCGCTGATGGTCCAGGTCGACCACGGCGACGACGCCAGGACGGGCGAGCGCTTCCACTCGGCTTGCCAGCCGCTCGGCGTGGTCACCGCGACCGGTAACAGCCACGCCGTGATCGCCCCGGTGCTGGCGACCATCGACCAGCAGGGCACGGGCGACCGGAGCTCGACGTCGGCCGATGCTCCCCTTCCCACCACGGTGACCAAGAACCGGCACGTGCTGATCGCCCCCACGATGGTGCAGACCTCGTACGGCGAGAGGAAGGGTCAGCGCCCGCGCTACCTTGACCTGCACCAGCCGCTCGGGACGGTAGTCGCCCAGGGGCAGAAGCACGCGTTGGTATCGGCTTTCCTGGCGAAGCACTTCGGTGGCGTCGTGGGAGTGCCCTTCGACGGCCGGCCGCTCGACACCATCACCAGCCAGGATCACCACGCCCTCGCCGCGGTGAACCTGGTGAAGCTCCGCGGGCAGTGCAACGGCGCCGGCGTCGACGAGCCGATGCCGACCGTCACCGCCTCGGGGATGCACGTCGCCCAGGTCCGGGCCTTCCTGACCGCCTACTACGGCGAGGACGGCACCTCGGGCCAGGAGGTCCTCGAGCCGATGCGGACCATTACGGCCAAGCACCGTCTCGGGCTGGTGACGGTCGAGGGCACCGAGTACCAGATCGTCGACATCGGCATGCGCATGCTCGAGCCCCACGAGCTGCTGCGCGCGCAGTTCGGCCGGTTCGCCGCCTCGTACGACCTCTCGGCGGCGACGACCAAGTCCGCCCAGGTGCGGCTCATCGGGAACAGCGTCTGTCCCGAGGTCGCCGAGGCCGTGGTGGGCGCGAACCTCCCACGCGGGAAGGCGAGGGCCGCCGCGTGAACCAGCGCTGGAACACCGGCCGGGACAGCTACCGCCCCGCGGGCGAGCCGATCCGCACCACCGACTACGAGGTGTCGGAGATCGCCGGCGACACCGCGGCGAAGGCCTTCGTCCTCGCGCACCACTACTCGGGCAGCCTCCCCGCGACCCGGTGGCGCTTCGGCCTCTACCGCGCGGGCGACCTGGTGGGTGTCGCGGTCTTCTCGGTCCCGACGAACCCGAAGGCATTGCGGCCGCTCCCGGGCGACGCGGACTCGTCGACGGAGCTCGGCCGCTTCGTCCTGCTCGACGACGTCCCGGGCAACGGAGAGACCTGGTTCTTGGGCCGCTGCTTCGAGGCGCTCCGCCACAAGGGGCTGACCGGGGTCGTGTCGTTCAGCGACCCGGTGGAGCGCACCAGCGCGTCCGGCGCGCGGGTGTTCCCGGGCCACGTCGGGACCATCTACCAGGCGCACAACGCGGTGTACCTCGGCCGGGCCACGGCCCGGACCCTGCACCTGCTGCCCAACGGAACGGTTCTTTCGCCGAGGAGCCTCCAGAAGATTCGCGCCCAGGAGCGCGGCTGGCGGTACGCGATCGAGCAGCTCGTCACCGCGGGCGCGCCGGCCCCGGTTCTGAGCGACGACCTCCGCCCCTGGCTTGGCCGCGCGCTCGCCGCGGTGACCCGCACCATCCGCCACGGCGGCAATCACAAGTACGTCTGGGCGCTCGACCGGCGCGCGCGCCGCGGCCTGCCCGCCTCCCTGCCCTACCCGAAGTTCGCGAGGCCCGCCGCCTAACCCCCTTCCCCGCAGCCCCAGGAGCAACCGTGACCACGAAGCAGACCCAAGCCCCCGAACCCGCCGAGACGGAAGAACAGGCCGAGCAGGACACCTTCGCCAAGGTGGTCGAGGCGATCGACTCGCTCGAATCGGAGCCGAGCCGGCACCTGTCGATCCAGATCGACGAGTGCGTCCGCGACGCCGTGCGGGCGGCGCAGACCAGCAACCAGAAGGCGAGCGTCACCGTCGTCCTGAAGATCAGCCCCGGCCCCGAGCGCCGGGTCTCCTTCGCGGCGAACGTCAAGGCGCAGATCCCGCGCCCTCCCGTCTCCGCCGCGACCCTCTACGCCGACGCCGAGGGGAACGTGCACGCCTCGGACCCCAAGCAGCACCACCTCGAGTTCTACGACGCCACCTCGCAGCACCCCAAGAAAGAGAGCTGAGCTATGGAAACACCCAACTCCGCAGGACTGGCCGAAGCGCTAAAGCAGCTGATCTCGACCGTGCAGGCCGCCGCGCACGTGAATGTCGAGACCCTCACCGTCGATGACGGGCGCGGCGGGAAGCTGGGGGTGCCGGTAGCGATGCTCCCGACCACGGACGGGGGGATGACGGCGCAGTCGCTCCTTGGCGCTGTCGAGGCCGGGCAGTTGGTGGCAACGAGACTGCGTCTGGCCACCGCCGATGGCCCCGACCGGCGCACCGGCGTGGCGAAGCTCCAGTCGCTCGAGTCGTTCATCGCCCACGCGAACCGCTTCAAGGCCGAGTGCTCGGCTGTGTGGGCCGACAGCAAGGCGCGGCTGCTCGTCTCGGTGCTCGACTACCACCCGGCCGGCCCGCTCACGAAGCCGAAGTGGGGGACGCACCGCGGGCAGTACCCGTGCCCGCTCTCCGAGGCGTGGCTGGCCTGGGGCGGCGTCGACGGCCGGGTGCTCAGCCAGGAGGCCTTCTCGGACCTTCTCGACAGCCGCGACCAGGAACTCGCCGGCGGGAAGCTGCCGAACGGGACCGAGGCCCCAACCCCGGCGTTCCTCATCACCCTGGCCAACAACCTCGAGGTGTACTCGACGGCGAACGCCAAGCGGGAGCGCGACGTTAACACCGGGAAGGTGCGCGTCTCCTTCTCCGAGGAAAAGGGCATCGTCGGGAGTGTGCAGCCGCCGCCGGCCTTCCTCGTGAACATCCCAATCTTCCAGGACGGAGGGCCGCTGCCGCTCGAGGTGCGTCTGCGGGTCGTCATCGACGGGGGGCACGCGAAGTTCGCCGTTCAGATCCACGCGGCCGGCGACATCCTGCGCACGGCCTTCGAGGGCCTCTGCGACAAGGTCGCGAGCGAGACCGCCCTGCCTGTCTTCGTGGGCGTTCCGGAATAGGGCCCGCATGACCTGCCTCGGCCCCGTCACAGACTCCCACGCGGAGATGGCCTGCTCGACCTGCGGCGCGAAGGTTTGGCACTTCGCGTATCAGGTGGGCGGGGCCTTTCTGTGGCGGGCCGTCGAGCACCAGGCGACCTGCGGCCGCACCTGCTCGAACGGCTACACCGAGGGGCACGGCCACCAGCAGCTCGCCCACGCCGACCTTCACTGGCCCGGGTGCGGCCAGTGCGATCGGCTCGAGGTCGACCGGCTCAAGGGGATGATCGACAAGGAGCGCCGCCCCATCGTCCCCGAGAGCCGCTGGCCCTGGCCGTTCGGGGGCCGGCGGTGAGCGCGAGGACCGTCGATAAGAATCTCGTGCGGGCGGCGTTTCGAGAGGCCGGCGCGCTTCTCTCTTCCGACTGCGACAGCGCTGACCTTCAATGCGAATCCGATCTTCCCCCGGAGGAAGCCGACACGGTGCGCGAGTTGATCCGCGCAATCGCCGAGGACCTGATGCGCAAGGGCGAAGGCGGCGGCCGGTGAGCGCCGCCCTCAAGAGAATCCGGGCGTCCTGTGTCGCCCGGGCGAAGAACCGCTGCGAGTGCGGTTGCAACAGGTGGATTACCGCCGAGACCTGCCACCTGGACCACAAGTTCGGGAGAGCCCGCGAGGAGTCGGTCGAGAGCTGCTGGGCGCTGAGCATCGAATGCGACGACGAGCGCACCCGCAACTACCCGTCCGCCGCAATCTGGTGGGCTCGGTACGCGCTGCACTGTCTGAAGCATCGGTACTGGAGCCACCTCGAGCGGGCCCTCACCGCGGTGCAGACCCAGGAAGCGAAGGGGTTCGCGTGAAGCTGGCGGAACTCAAGGCGCCCTTCCCGTGGTTCGGCGGCAAGTCGCGCGCCGCGGCCCTGGTCTGGGCGGCGTTCGGCGACGTGCCGAACTACGTCGAGCCGTTCGCGGGAAGCCTCGCGGTGCTGCTCGGCCGACCGACGCCGGCGCGCATCGAGACCGTCAACGACCTCGACTGCTACCTCTCGAACTTCTGGCGAGCGCTGAGCGGGGGGGGGGCTGACGTGGTGGCCTCTTACGCCGACTGGCCCGTCAACGAGGCCGACCTACACGCCCGGCACCGGTGGCTGGTCGACCAGGTCGCCTTCCGGGAGCGGATGCACTCGGACCCCGACTATTACGACGCCAGGGTGGCAGGCTGGTGGGTGTGGGGCCTGTGCCAGTGGATAGGCGGCGGGTGGTGCGCCGGCTCGAACTGGGACGACCTCGAGGAGCGACCTCGAGGCCGGAACACCGCCGGCGAAGCCCGTCGGCCGAACCTCTACGCGAGCAACGGGGTGCTGGGCCAGCGGCTGCGCAAGCGCGACCTCGAGGGCGCTTCGACATGGCGAAAGCGGCCCCAACTTGGCACCGGCCGCGGGGTGGCCCGCCAGCTGCCGATGCTGCGCGGGGACTCGGGTGCGGCCGGCGCCGGCGTCCACGCGACGGGCCGCGCCGGTGCCGTGCAGGAGTGGCTGCGGTCCCTTTCCGACCGTCTCCGGTACGTGCGCGTCTGCTGCGGCGACTGGCTCCGGGTGCTCGGGCGCACCCCCACCGAGCGCATCGGGACCACCGGCGTGATGCTCGACCCGCCGTACGGCCGCGCCGCCGGTCGCGACCCGAGCCTTTACTCGCGGGAGAGCCTCGACGTGGCCGCCCGGGTGCGTGAATGGGCCCTCGAGCACGCCGCCAACCCGCGCCTTCGCATCGCCCTCTGTGGGTACGAGGGCGAGCACGAGATGCCCGAGAGCTGGCAATGCGTCTCGTGGAAGGCCGCCGGCGGCTTCGCCGCGGCCGCGGGCAACACCGAGAACAGCAAGCGCGAGCGGATTTGGTTCTCGCCGGCGTGTAACCGGCTCGGTTCGCACGGGCCGCTCTTCGACCAGGTCGTCACCGGATGAACGAAGTCCCGGAGGGGAACATGCCGCAGCTCGAACCACCGAAGTGCGACCACAAGGGAGGAGACCGCTACTGGTGCGCCACCTGCAGGCCCTCGAGGCAGCTCTACGACGGGACCACGGGCATCGGTTGCGCCACGGTGCCGACCGAAGGGTTCCGGGACCCAGAGACCGGACTGCCGATCATCGGACGGCCGACCGGCCCAAGCATGGTTCGGCTCGACATCCCCGGCGGGAAGCCGTGCGAGAAGTGCGGCGGGGCGGCCTACGCCGAGCTGAAGGTGAGTCGTGGCGGCTGGCAGGCCGGGAGTGGCTACTGGCACGCCGCGGACTGCGCGACCCACTTCTGCCCGCACGGGGTCCGCTGGGCCACCGAGGAGTGCGCGAGGTGCGAGGCCGAGCGCATGGCCGAATGCGAGGGGGACGACGGTGGGTGAGACGACGAAGATCTCCTGGTGCGACTCCACCTTCAACCCCTGGGTGGGCTGCACCAAGGTGAGCCCCGGGTGCACCAACTGCTACGCCGAGGTGCAGGACCATCGCTGGGGGCATGACCGATGGGGCCCGGGCAAGGCGCGCGAGCTCACCAGCAAGGCGAACTGGGCGCTGCCCATCCGGTGGAACGCCGCCGCGGCGAAGGCCGGAGTCCGCCGGCGGGTGTTCTGCGGGAGCCTCTGCGACGTCTTCGACCCGGAGGCCCCGGTCGGAGGGCGCGCGCGGCTCTGGGATCTGATTCACGCCACCGATCACCTGGACTGGCTGCTCCTCACGAAGCGCCCGGAGCGCTTCGGGCCGGAGTTGCCGCTCGGGTGGCACGAACTTGGGTGGCCGCGCAACGTGTGGCTTGGCGTCACCGTCGAGAACCAGGAGCAGGCCGAGAAACGCATTCCCCTTCTTCTGGAGCAAGACGCGGTGGTGCGGTTCCTGTCTTGTGAGCCGATGCTTGAAGACGTTGGGTTAAATCGCCACCTCGGCATCTACACGCACAGCGGCACCCCGTGCTGCATCGATCGGCCCGGTTACCACGCGCTCGCCGCGACCGACCGGGGCGGGCCGGGAAGGACCGGAATCGACTGGGTCATCGTCGGCGGCGAGAGCGGCTCGCGGGCGCGATCGTTCAGGCCGGCGTGGGCGCGAGGCATCCGCGACCAGTGCAAGGCGGCCGGGGTGCGCTTCTTCATGAAGCAACTCGGCGCGCACGTCATCGACCGCAACGACGCCGGGTTCGACGGCGAACCGGGCGATTCGTGGAACCTCAAGGGCGAGTTCGGGCGCGTCGAGGAGGACCTCGACGGCACGCGCGACGGGTACCAGGGAGCTCCGGTCCGCGTTCACCTGAAGGACGCGCGCCACGGCGGCGACATCGAGGAATTCCCGCCGGACCTCCGCGTGCGGCAGTTCCCGGAGGTGCGCCGGTGATCTGCCCACACTGCCGTCTGCATTTCGGCCCCGGCGGCCACGAAAACCAGATCTACTGCTCCGAGCGGTGCGAGCGCGCTGCAGCGGAGGCACGTCGCCAGCGGAAGAGGCAGCCATCGCCGCGGTTCGGGAAGAAGGGCGGCCTCACGCCCGAGCAGATCGCCTGTCGTCGAGCAGTGGGGCTTCCGGTATGAGCTGGTCAGAGATCGACGCGCTCAAGGAGGTCTACCGGGTGGTGCGCAAGCCCACCGCGTGGCTGAGTCTGCACAACCGCGGCATCAAGCACCAGAAGCCCTTCGCCTCGGTGGTCCTCGAGTACCCAGGCAGCCGGGCCGGCTACACCTGCCGGGTCCGCTGGGACGCCGAGCGCCGCGAGCTGGTCTTCACGCTGATGCTGAGGAAGCCGATCCTCTGCCGGGCGATACCACTGCGGAGCATCCCCAACGCGACCGAGCCTCTCGAGGTCGCCAACCGCTCGCGCCGGGACTCGTGGGGCCGCCTCTCGCTCGACCAGCTTGCGACCCTGCTGATCGCGTTCACCACCGCCTACCCCCTGGTGGACCTTGGCTGACCGCCCCCTCGCCCCGCACGACGTCGAGCGGCACCTCATCCTGGGCCTCACGGTGCGCAACCCTTGGGCATGGGGCCTGGCGAAGGCGATCAAGCCCCTCGAGAACCGCACCTGGGCGCCCCCGAAGGTCTGCCTGGGCAGGTACATCGCCATCCACGCCGGAAAGACGCTCGACGCCGAGGACGGCATCGCCGCCTTTCGAGACTGCCTCAACCACCCGCTGGTGAAGCCGAAGGTGCTCGAGCGCCTGGGCGACGACGGGCACGTGAGCCTGGCGATGATGCCCATGGCGAGCGTGTTGGGGGTCGGCCGGCTCGCCAAGGTAGTCGAGGACCCGGACGAGCTCACCCCCGAGCAACGCGTGTGGTGGGCGGGCCCGAGGGTTCGAACCCCGGGGCAGCCCCACTTCGGCTGGCTCTTCGACGACGTCGTGGAATTCCCCCCGGTGCCCTGCAGGGGCTTTCAGAAACTCTGGGCCCTCCCACGGGATGTGCTGGACCTGGTTCGTCCGAGGTACTTGGCCGCGCGAGCGGCGAGGAAGGTCGCCTGATGCACCTCCCGTTCACACAGATCGCTTCGGAAGTCGTCGACCAGTCGGCGGCCGAACTCGCCGCGTTCCTGGCCATCGAGGAGACCACGGCCCTGGGGCAGCTCGTGTTCCTTTTCCAGGGCGCGCTGTCGCGGGTGCCTGAAGGCGAAATGCCCTCCGACCATGACCTGGTGGCCGGCCGTGCCGCGACGCGCCTGGTGGCCGCCTGGGCCCACCACCGGGGAGATCCGGAGGTGTTCGCCGACGCCTGCGAGCAGCTGAGCCACCCGGTGCTCGAACGCACCAAGGACGGCCTCCGCCTTCGAGGCCTGGACCGCTACGACCGGGTCATCAAGGAGCAACGCGCGCGTTCACAGAAGGCAAGGACTGCGGCAGCAGCCCGCTGGCAGACCCCGAGCAATGCCGGGAGCAGTGCTCAAGCATCGCCCGAGCAAAGCGCAAGCAGTGCTCCGCGATGCCTAGAGCGAGATGAAGATGAAGACGGAGAAGAAGACGTAGATCACGATCGCAGTAGTAGTTCCGGTACGAGGGGCTGTGGAAAACCTGTGGACGACGGTGGAAAACCGCCCGACCCGCCCGTCGGCTCTGGACAGGACGACCGCCCGGCGCGCCCGCCGCCGCGCTGGCTGAAGGCGATCGAGGTCCTCGACGGCGAAACCGAGGACGAGGCGCAGGCCCGCGTCGACGGCGTAGACCCGCCGATCGCTCCGCGCCAACTGGCGCCAACCGATCCGCCAGGGGGCTCGCCGTGACCTGGGGCCCCTGCTTCGTGCACCTGACCGCGCCATGGCCGCCCACCGGGGACAAGTACTGGCGGGTCGCGCGAAACCGGATGTACGTCTCTCCGGAGGGGAAGGCCTACCGGGCCCTGCTCGCCCGGCTCTTCCCGAAGCAACTGCCGCTACTCGGCGACCTGGTGATGAGCGCCACCCTGTACCGTCCGGCCGCCTCCGGCGACCTAGGGAATCGGCTGAAGGTCCTCGAAGATGCGCTCGAGGGCATCGCCTACCTGGGCGTCGCGCGCTCGCCCGCGACCGCGATGTCTGGCGTTCCGACGAAGATCCGCGGCACCCGCGGGTCGAGCTCCATTTCGCCGGCGCGGCCTTTGGCACGCGCGAGCAGGTCTGTGCGGCCGCCCAGGCCAAGCACGTGGCGATCGTGAAGCGCCGTGCCACCTTGCGACGGAAGCGGTTCGCGCGCGCGCTCGCGGGCCACGCGCGGCTTCGCTCGGGGGTCTACCGGTGAGCCGGATCGACGGGGTCGACGACGAGCTCGAGCAGCGCTCTTGGCCGACCTGCCCAGGGTGCGGCGCGCGGGTCTACGACGAGTTCGCGCGGTCCCAGGGTTGCGTCGAGGAACACCAGGTCGGCTGCGGCCGAGGCATCGAGCGGTTGCTCGAGGTGCGCTTCGGTGCATTCGAGAACCGGCGCATGCTTCTGAACGACCCGTCGGGTCAGGACCTGCTCGTCGAGCTCCGCCAGCTCCACGTCGACCTCGTCGAGCAGCTCCGCGCGAAGGAACCCGTGGCAGAGGAGGAGAGCGCCGATGGCGCCTGAGCTCGTGATGGCCTTCCTGCTCGGGATGTACTTCGCCTGGTGGCTGCGATGGGCGTGGCGGGTGACGCGCGCGCGCTGGCACGGTGGTGGTGAACCGCCCGGAACGTCGAATTGCCGGGCGCGGCGCCTGGCGGCGCAGTGTGCTCGCCTCCGCCGACATGGGGATCGAGCTCGCCGAAGCAAACACCCTCTTCTTCGAGGCGTTCTCGGGCGGGAAGCGGCCGTGGTGCGCATGGAGGCAATAGCGATGAGGCCAGGGACGGAAGAACCGATGATCTCCGCAGCGCTCCGCGACCTGCCTCTTGCTGCCGAGGCGGCCGACTACGAGGACGGCGTCGCTTACTGCTCAGGTCCCGAGTGCGATCGGCCGGTGTTTCGTCTAGGACTGTGCGAGGGGCATTGCAAGCAGCGGCAACGCCAGAAGCCTCTCGCGCCGCTGGCTGAGAAGCTCACCCCGCGCCAGCGGTTCTACGAGGCGATCACCGCGTGGGCCGAGTGCGACTCGGGCGACGATGAGGCCTATGCCGAGGCCGAGCGCTCGGTCGAGTACGCGGCCCGCCAGGCGTTCGGGAAGAAGAACGCCGGCGAGGCGATCCGGAAGGGCATGGCGGCGGCGCGCGCGCGCGGTGTTCGCGTCGGTCGCCCGCCCAAGCTCGCCCAGAAGGAAGCCCAAGCGCTGGTGCTGAAGACGGGAAGCTTCCGCGCCGCGGCCAAGAAGTTGGGCGTGCACTGGATCACCGTCTGGCGCGCCATTCGCCGCGCCGCGGTTGCGCAAAGCGACCTTTTGCAATCGCCGCCGAGTGGTCCACGACCGCGGCGAGGATCTCGGTGATGCCGACCGCACCTCCTCACCCATGCGCCCAACCGGGGTGCCCGACGCTGGTGCCCCGCGGGCATGCGCGGTGCGAGCCGTGCGCCCGCCAGCGGTTCGCTGAAGACCGTGACCGACGCGGGACATCGGCAGGGCGCGGATACGGCGGGCGCTGGCGCAAGGCACGGTTGCTCTACCTCCTTTCGAACCCGCTCTGCATTCAGTGCGAGGGGTACGGGCGCGTCGTACCCGCAGTTGCCGTCGACCACATCACCCCGCACCGCGGCGATCAGGATCTCTTCTGGGATGAGGGCAACTGGCAGCCGCTGTGCCTGAAGTGCCACAACGTCAAGACCGCCACCGAGGACGGCGGGTTCGGTTCGGCGGCCGTGTTGCCCCCAGGCATGCGGCCTTCCCTCGTTCCGCTCACGGTGGTGGCAGGCGCGCCCGCGAGCGGCAAGAGCACGCTGGTCCAGGGCGTGGCGGTCGACGGCGACCTGGTCCTCGACCTCGACGCCATCCGGGCACGCCTGTCCGGTCGCCCCATCTACGAGGCGGGAGAGGAGACCTACCGGCCCGCAATGGCGGAGCGCAACGCCCAGCTCAAGCAGCTCGGCCACCCTCAGGCCCGCTGGTCCAGGGCGTGGCTCATCGCCTCGGCGCCCTCGCCTGCCGCCCGGCGCTGGTGGCGCCGGAAGGCGGGCGCGCGCATGGTGGTGATCACCACCCCCCTCGAGACCTGCCTGCAGCGCATCGCCGCCGACCCCCGCCGGCGGGACAAGGAGCGGCACCTGCGCGCCGCGCGCGAGTGGTGGAGCGCCTACCGGCCAGCACCAGAGGACGAGAGCGACGGCGAGTGGAGGGCACTCCCTGAGGCCAAGTATGGGTAAGCAGGGATGTGGGTGGGGGGAGTCCACTTCTCAAGGCCCCTCTGGACGAAGAC